AGAGCTGACCCTGCTCGCATCAATCGATGTTGAAGCCACAGAATACTCGTGTCCTTCTGTTACGCCACTCCCCGACTCATAGAACGCACCTGTTTTTTCTCTACGTTCTGACGGGCATCCGATTGCTCCTGTGATGTTCGGTAAGCCCGCCTCAACATACGTACCGACTTCAGAAGTAGTCGTCGTGCCTTCCAAAAAGCGATGGTGCATATTTGGGAGCTTGAACGTCGTTTTTCCGTCACCAGTGCCCCACGTTGTACCAATAGCCGAGAAAAGATCCGCGAATTGGGTGCGGGAAACGAGTGCGCCGTTGCAAGAAAGGTAGCCGTCGGGGATAGTCTTGCCTGCGAATTGGATGATGGTACCCGACGGGACAAGCGAAACGGGCACAAGCGAAAGATCATTCTCGCCCACGCTGCCCTTGTTGGCTTCATAGCTTGCAGTCGACGGGAAAACGTGGACCGCGCCGAGGGTAGTTTCGGTACTCATTTGATTACAACCTTATGCGTAATGGTTTTGCCGCCCGACTGGATGGCAATAAAGTAACTCTTGCCGTTGATAACGATGCAATACATGACAATCACCACCTTTTCAGTTTGACGCCGCCCATGGTGTCGGGCTTGCCCGTTACGTTCGCCCAGGCGACGGCGTTGGCCGTGTCCGCAACCTTTGCGCTAGCGGCCTTTCCTGTCTTGTCGAGCTTGGCGGAAAGAGCGGTCGAGAGGCCCGAAATTTGACCTTGCGTGTGAGTATGATTTACCTTCGCCTTGCCAGCGAGAGAAGCCGTCAGAGACTTCACATCGGCGGCAACGGACAAGAATGCATTTTGCAGTCGGTCGACAAGGTTTTTCGGGTTCTCGATCATCTCTTTCGCTCCTAGCCTTTTTTGGATTAAGCCTTGGCGGCAGCGTAGATCGCGGCGAAATCCACCGTCGTATCGCCCACGGCGGTCTTGAGCGCATCAACGGCGGACTGAGCCTTGACAGCCTTGCCGTCTGCCGTGGTGGCCTTGCCGCCAGCCGTAGCCGCCGCAGCAGAAGCGGCGGCGGCATCGGTTACGCCCTTGTCAGCCTTCGTCTTCACTTCGTTGACTGCAGAGACAAGGTTCGTCTTGGCGGAGGTCGTCAGATTGCCGAGCGTGCCAACGGATTCTGCGGAAGCTCCGCCGATGTTCTTGAGTGCCTGCGACTTCTGTTCAGCAGAAAGGACCTGATCCTGATCGAATCGAACGTGATTGCCCGCAATCTGCTGCAGCGCGGCAATGGCGTCCTTGTTCGTGTTGATGAGGTCGGCCAGTTCCTTCAGAGTGTCGAAAGCATCGCCCGCACCGCCCAGAAGAGCGTCCTTGACGGCATTCGTCTTGGTGAGGATTTCGGATGCAACCTTCTGAGCGGACCAAGCATGCGTCGCATCGGAGGCTTCATCATCAATGATGGACTTAACGTCAATCGCCTTGACGGCGGCATTGACTTCGTTGATGGCGGCAACGAGAGAGGTCTTCTGACTGGTCGTCAGAGTCGTGAGCGTGCCGTCCTGTGCGAGAAGAGTATTGATGTCCGCACCAACGGCCTGAAAAGCCAGCTTGAGGCGGGTGGAAAGATCGGATTCAGCCATTTTGAATCGTTCTCCTAGGTGATTGTGTTTTATGCGTTTTTCGCGTTTTCGTAGATAGCGAGGAAGTCCGTGCCGTCATCGGCAATCGCGCCGATATTCGCGCGCACCTGCGCTTTCTGCTCTGCTGTGAGCGTCTGCAGACTGCACCGCACAGCGTCGGTCGGGACCTCGGAAAGAAGGGCGAGCGCGTGGCCGCCCTTGGTTTTTCCGTCCATTACGTGAATTCGGTTATCAGTCGTATTCACCACTGCTACACCGGATTCACCCGAGACGCCCTGCAGCCAGTCCGCGCCGCCGTTGTAAAGCGTGCGGACTAGTGCCATAAGGACGCCTCTTTAAATGAACGTGCCGAGATCGAACGAATCGGCGAGGTCCGTGACTTCAACTCGGTTCTTCTTCGCAAGGCCGCCGAGAGCGGCAATGGCCTGTTCATTGGCCGTCGCCTTTTCCGTGGCCGTGTTGGCCGTGTTCTGCGCGGCGGCGGCAGCCGTGGCAGCGTCGCCCGCCTTCTTGTCCGCGGCAGCAACGTCGGTCTTGAGCTGTGCAATGTCGGCCTTAGCCTGCGTCATATCAGACTGCAGCGTGCCGATGGAGTTGTTGATCGTGACAATGTCGGAAGCGGCCTTTTCGGCGGTCTGCTTGACGGTTTCGAGCGTACTGCCCTGCTCCGTCACGACGACGGCATCAGCTGCGCCGATGTTGTCGCGGGCCATCTTCTTCTGCTCGGTCTCAAGGGACTGAGCTTCGTTGAACTTGACGTGGCCATTTGCGACGGTCTTGAGGGCTTCAAGGGCGTCCGCATCCTTCTTAAGAGCGTCGGCGACTTCCTTGAGGGTGTCCATCTCAGAGCCAACACCGCCGAGAAGATCATCCTTAACCGCCTGCTTGGCGGCGGCGATCTGAGATTCGACCTTTTCGGACGAATAGGCCTTCGTGCTGGAGGCCTGCGTATCGTCGATCTCGGTCTTCTTTGCGACTTCGCCCTGAAGGGTGGTGATGTTGCCTTCGTTGGCGGAGGCCTTCGTTTCGACTGCCTGCACGCGTTCGGTGAGAGTCGTCAGGCCGTCACTGCCGGAATTGAGTTCGTTGAGCACCGCGTCGAGGCGCTTGTCCTTACCTGCGACGTAGATGTCCTTTGCGTTGACGAGGGCAAACTTACCGCCGTTCTTCGGAGTAAGACCGGAAACGAGTTCAATAGTGAATTTTTCAGCCATTTTTCAAATCCTCCCTTTAGGCCACAACCACAGTCGTATTGCCGAGGGAGGCATTGGACGAGCGCCAGACCACATAGCTTTCCGTGTAACCGGACTTATTGGTGTAATCGAACGTCTTGAGCAGCTCAAAACCGCCTTCAAAACCGCCGACCCTGAAGGACGGCGTGCCGAATCGGGCGGGGAATGAGTAGTAGATGTACTGGCCTTCAGCAGCGTTGACCGTGAAGGTCTTGCCCTTGCCGGACGCAAGCGCCTTCGTCAGAGACTGAATGAACTCATTCGTGACGCCGTCAGCGTCGACCGTGCCAACGCCCGTGTAAGCGCCGTTAAGGAAAGTGACGCCCGTCGTGCGCGTAACGGTGGCGTTCTTTTCGTCCGTAGCCTTGAGCGTAAACGTCTTGTTCTGAGTCAGGTTAAGCTCGGACAGCGTCGTGGTCTTGAGCGAAACGTCGAGCTGTTGGTCGTCGAGCGTAAGCGTCTTGGGCGTCTTGTTGTAGTTCCAGTTGAGCGTGACGCTCGTGACGGTCGAGCCCATTTCGACCTGATTGACGTTGTTGCCGAAGGACGTGATTTCGATCTTCTGATAGAGAAGAGCGTCGAGCGCTTCGCCAACGTTGTTGTAGCCGTAGTTGGTGTACGTAACATCGGCGGCTTCAGGATCGGTAAGGTCCGACATAAGCGGGACAGCGAGGCCCCCCGGCGTCTTGCCGTCCTGCACGTGCAGGCGGTGCGTATCAGTATTGACGACAAGGACTCGATCCTTGCCCGTAAACGTGGCCAGATTGGCAGTCGAGATCCCGATCTGCTGGATCTGGACGAGATTGTTTTCAGCCATTTTTTAGATGCTCCCTAAGTCAATGACTTTTTCAAGATTTTCCGCACTAACGGTATCAAGCCCTGCCAGCGCGCCAAGGTGCGGTTTTCCTGTCAGTTCGCTGTAGTCCGAAACGCCGCCGCCAACCTGTGCCAGCTGCGCCGTAATCGAAAAAGTGGTGTCTTCGATTTTCTTGACCTGATAGACGCGGCCCTTGGCGTCAATGACGCAATCACCCGCGCGGACCTTTTTGGACGGCGTGAGAATCGTCGTCGAGTACTGCCCTTCAGGCGAGAGCGTGAGATTCGTGAAGCGCGTGGTAAAGCCCTGCGCCTCAGACAATTCGACAAGGCTGCACGCGCCAATGTTTTCTCGCGCCTGCGCCTGTTGAAGCTCAGAAAGATCCTGAGGGATGTCGTATCGGACGGCATTGGTACTGCCGCCGCCCTCGCCTGCGGGACCCTGGGGACCCTGAAGGCCCGGCACATGAACAATCACGGGCGGGAGAGTGGTTTTTGTAGAGTCGCCACATCCGCAACTGCAACTCATCGGGTAACCTCCTGTTTGATGACAAAAGCACCTTCCATGAGACGCTTCACGCCGCCGCCCGGTTCAGTCACTTCCAAGTCGTAAACGTAGCGGCCCGCCTTAACGGCGGACGTAATGGCGCGCGGCCATTTGGCCTTGAGTACGTTCGATTCAAAGGAGAGGCGCGGAGCCTCGCCTTCCGTCGAAAGCTCATCAACGATGACGGTAGATGACGCGGTGCGGCGCACCTGCATATGCGCCTCGAACCCGTTGAAATTGACGGGACGGCGGGCATTGTCGTAGAACTCGAACGGGCAGACGTAATCACTGCCCTGATCTAAAACGATGTCGACTCTGTAGGCCATCAGGCGGCCTCCCAGATAATCATCTTGATAGTCGCCTTGGCGGCGGCGGTGTCAACGTAGGCTTTAGTCGCCGCCTCGCTGTTCTGTTCGGGTTCTCGCACCGTGCAGGGACCCTGAACAGTGAGATTGCCCGTAATCGTGCCGCCCGCCTGTTTCAGGTAACGGTCCGACGTATCTCGCTGGATCGCGTCGACTGCATCGTCGACGTACCTGCGCGTCGTCAGGTGCGTCGCTTCCGTTGGTTCAGAGGCAATGACATTGCCCCTCACCGTGAGCGCGCCCGAGAGCGTGCCGCCCTTGAGCGGAAGGTACTTGCCCTGCGCGTCCGCAGAGAGCGAGGAAAGCGCAGACTCGAGGTGCTTTTTCGTCACGACGTGCTGCGCCTGCGTCGGATCCTGCGCCGTCACATTGCCCTGCACCGTAAGCGCACCCGAGAGCGTACCGCCCGTGAGCGGCAAACACTGGTCGCCCGTGTCAAGGTCGCCAATCAGGTCCCATTCAGTGCCGTCGTAGACGAACTGATAGACGCGATTTGCCGCCAACATCGAGGCCTTGATGCTGGAGCCGCGATACTTGATGGCGCGTGCGCCCGTGCCGTTGACATTGAGCGACGGGCGGGAGGCGGAATTGGTGTGTTCAAATCGAACCGTAAACACCGAATTTTCTGCGAGCGTGAAGTTTTCGCAGTCGACGGTCTTTTCGGCCACGTCGCCAGCCGTCAGGCACTTCCCGACGGGGATGAAGCCCACGATTCGGGCGAAATTCGCGTCGATTTCCGCGTAAGTGTCGTTCCACAGTTCGGGAACGGCATCCGGTTCCGTGTCGGGGATTTTGGTAATAGCGGTATGGGGAAGCGTGTACGCCATAGTTAGAACCTCACAAGCATCGAACACTCATAGCGTTCGTCCGCTTCCTTGATCTTCGGGGCGAAATTTTTGACGGCGACGAGTTCACCGTCTGCGTCGAGCAGGCCCGCTTCAGAGAGAGCCATATCAACCATTTCGGCCTTTTCGATGACGCCCGTGCCAGTCACGGAAAGCGTGTCTTCCTGAGTGATGACGGAAAGCTCCTTACGCAGCCTCTCATCCTTGAGTGCCGTCTGCCCTTCTGCGGGCATGATGGGATTCCCGTCTGAATCGTGGCCGCCTACGCCGAAGGCCATGAACCTGATCGGCTTGAGCGTCCCCTTTCCTGCGAGGTGCGCTGCGATTTTCTCGCGAAACGCCGTGACGACGACGGCTTCGATAGCCATTGCCCAGCTCCTACAAAAATTAAAAATCGTTAGGGCAAATTTTCGGGCGCGGTGATTGCTCGAACCGCGCCCGTTTTCCTATCGCGTCACCGACATCTCGAAACGCGCGTGAATGCGAGGAGAGCAAGGGATCTTCCACGTGCCGTCGAGCTTGCGCCCCGGCTCCCCGATCTTCGGGATGCGCTTGTAAAGCACCTCGACATCCTTGTTCCAATCCGCCGAAACAAAAACCCTCTGAGTGCCGCCCAGCTTGGGATTGTCTTTCTGTCCCCTGCGACCGAGCTTCCACATTGCCTCGGGGCGGCGCGTGATGACGCGCGTGCCGTAATGGAGCCTGCCTACAGAATGCTTGTTAAGGTATAGGAAGTAATGCGCAGTAATGTCTACCTGCGCCTCGAACCGGAGCCAAAAACGGAACTGGGGCACAAGTCGCGCGGGCACGATGGACCTGAAGATGTTCGCCAGCGTGGTAATCGTTCTGTTTTCGACACTCAGGTCGAGAGCAATCTCTAGACGTGAGGTAAGCCAGTACTTTTCGGGGGCAGGGACCCATGCCGCGCCGCCATTCGTGATCTCAAGCGGGCTGTGCATATCGGTTGTGTACGGCTTGTCCTTCGCCTGCCACAACTGCGCTACTCTGCACTGATTCGGGTAGAGCAGTTGCAGGTAAGTACGCAGAAAGTGAAGCCCGCGACCGTTTACGTCTCGGGCCTGCCACGCGCGGTATAGGTAACGCGTGGCGTATTCCTCGCGATCGCCCTGCAAAATCGTCAAGCCGTCCGCATTGATGGCCTTGCGGACCGAGTCGAAAGAACCTAAGTGCGCGCAGCCTGACAGGATTACGTCGAAAGCACGTGTAGAAAGCGTGGAGCGGAAAACCTTGATGAAAAGGTCCCGCAGTTCAGCCTCTCGCTGGTCGACTGCGTAGCTCTGCGCCAGCGACGCTAGATGCGGCGGCTCTGCAGTCTTTGGAAAGTCGTAGTCCGCCATAGTTAGCCGCCCCAAGAGCTGGTAACGACGTTCGTCGTTTCAACGTCGACAGAAAGGGAATCTTCCGCCACGAAACGCCATTGCTCCGGGCGAACCACGTCCGCCGTCTTTCCACCGTCAATCACCACCTGCAGGTCGGCCTCGCCGTCGGAGAGCGCGGGAACGTTTTCTTTGATGAGCGCATAGATGTCGCGATAGAGCGGACGCTGCAGGCCTCGCCTGGAGGCGGCGGATTCCTTGCCGTACTTCGTCAGAATGCACTCACGGATTTTCGCCTCAACGTCTGTAGCGAGGTAGCTGGACGCAACGCTAGCCGTCACCTTGACGGTAATTTTGGAAATCACGGGCGTGAAGAAACGCACGCGATAGGAGTCATCGGCCTTCGCAATCGTCTTTCTGATCGCCTTTTGCGTCTCGGTCCAATCCTGCTCTGTAATTTCCTCAGGTTCCGTCACCTCGTCGCCACCCTTCGCCTCGATGGCCTTTTCCGACTCATCAAGGCAAGCGACAAACAAACAATTGACGTTGGCGACATTCACGCCGCGCACCTGCTCTTCCATGGACTCATTCCACACGGAAAGGAATTGCAGGTTAGGGAAGTTGGAGCGCACCAAAAAGCCGAATTCACCTAAGAAAACCGCGCCGCGTCGGTAGACGGCAGGATAGCGGGCAATGTCGTGAAGCACGGTCATTGAGATAGGATCTTCACCCGCCGAAACAAGGGCCTGCAGGCTCAACGAAACGCGGTTTTCGTTGACGTTCTGCGTGTACTCAAAGGCGAAAGGCGATTCAAGTTCAGTCGTAATGTCGCCGCCCGTGTAGAGTACCTTGAGCGTGATGAGCGTGCCGTTTTCAGGCTGGGTCCCAACCACGTTTTTACAGCCGAATCGGACAAAAACGCGCTGTCTGTCATCCGCTTCGACGTGGTAAATCCTTTCGCCCGGTTCCGTGTTCGTGTACTGGTCCCGATACTCGTACTCGCCAGTAGCGTCCGACACACGGATAGAGCAAAGATAGCTGCCGTCATCGGACTTCGGAACCTCAATCGGGTAGAAGGGAACGGTATCCGATACGGTATGAGATACCGTTTTCTCGGAAACTTGAGAGGCTTCAAAAGTAGCCGTCCCCTGCGCGGGAACCGTGGCGGCAGTCTCGACGCGCCAGCTCAGGCCGTTGGAGTCGAGCAGTACGCGCCCCGTTTCGATCCTCACGGCAAAGTCACCTTCATTCGTCGCTTTGACCTTGACGCGGCAGGCCTTTCCCTTCGGCACAATGCCGCGCATGGCCGCGTCGGCCAAAACGGTACAGTCGCGGGTCTTGTCGAACTGCTCGGTCTGGGCGGCTTCAATCTGCGCGGAAAGCATCGCCAGCATCGTCGCCATAGCGTCAGTCGCCTGTCGGACGCGCGGGTCATTGATTTGATAAAGCGGCTCAATCGTCGGAAATTCCGAGAGCGCGTTTTCGATAGCAGTAGTGAAGTCGCTTTTAGTAAGCATTTTTGTTGATTTCCGAAACGTTCAGAACGGCATTACCTACACTGATGACAATTTGACGCCGGTCGGGCTGCGTGTCCACCGTGTAGAGATTCACGGTACCCGCAGGCATGGCATCGACGGCCATCACGTCCTGCCGGAGCTTGGCTAGAAAGGCGTCCGCCTGCGTACTGTCCTCCATAGGCTTTTGAAGCATGGCCTTGACGTCCTGACCGTAATCACTGCCCAGATATCCATTCACAGGCGTTTGAAGCCAGTGGCCAACCATGTCCTGAATGTCCTTAGGCTTGATTGTCGTCGTCATCATTCGTCCTTCAATTGTCTGCGGGCGGAGTGCTTAGCCCCGCCCGTCTTTTCCTTAGTCGGTCCCGCTGTAGCCGCCCGTTGCGACTAGTGCGATCGCTCGATCTCGCACATCCTGAGCCGCTTCACTCTGGACCTTTACGGTAACCGCCCCTTGTTTTTCGTTGCTTGCAATCGGCGATTTCACCTCGGGCGCGGGCGCGGGCGAAGGAATCGCGGGAGCTGCAGGCGTCGAAATTCGAGGCGTTTTCGAGACGGCTTGAGCCGCCGCATCGGGCACTGCCTTCGGCACGGCGGGAGACTCACCGCCAACGCCTTCACGGGTCTGCCTGTCGAGCAGTGCCGCGCGATTACCTACGTAGGCACTGATGATGTCTACGCCCTTGACTTCTTCGGCTTTCTTGTCCGCCCCACGGCGCATGTATTCACGCAACTGGGCGTTTTCGTCCGCCTTCTTCCTGGCCTCGTAGGTCTTGAGCTTTTCGGCGTTCTCAATCGTCGGCCTATCGTCCTTCGGGGCGTCTTTGAGGCGTGCGGCACTCATGGCTACAGGCGAGGATTTGACCGCCTCTGTTTTTGCCGTCGCAAGGTTCCCCGAGAACAAGCCCTTTGCCTGCGCATCGGCGGCGGCCTTTTCCCTGTCGTACTCAGGCGCGGCGGGCTTTTCAGGGGCGGCAGAGAGTCCGAGATTCTTCGCCGTGGCGGCATTAGCGGCATTCTGTTCGCCCTTCTCAAGCCCTGCCAGTGCAAGCAGCTTGTCGCGTTCCGCAGAGGCGCGTTTAGCCGTGCCCGCGCGCACCTTTGCGCTGCTCGATGCGAAAAGCTGGTCGTTGTTGACTAGCTTGTAGTTTTGAACCGCCTCGATGATTTCGGCGTCCGACATGGATGCCGCGTCACGCCCGCCCAGGGCTTTAGCAACGATGCCCGCGCCGCCCTTGCCCTTGGTGGCATTACCCGCGCCGAACTGGACCGACGTGGACCAAAGCATATCCTGCACGGCCTTCCCGCGCCCGGACAGATCAATGCCCTCGCCCTTGAGACTCTCGGCCGCCTTGTCGTAATGCGTGCGCTTGATGTAGTCATGCTGTGCCTGAGCAAAGGCGGGGTCATTCTCTGCCAGTGCCTTCCACTGCTCATCGAATTCGCGTGAGCCTGCACGGGCGGTCAGTTTGTCCGCGTAGCCGCCATTCTTCACAAAATCCTGAAGCGTGCCTACTTTGCTGGAGAGCTGGTACGTACCGTAGGACTTCCCGCCGAAGTCGCCTATGCCGCTCGAAATCGCGCCCGCGCCGCGCCCGCCCGTCTCAAAGAGGGCGGACGTTTGTCCTAGCTGCCAGCCGTCCGCCGAAACGTGGGTAGTCGGTCCGCGCTTGCTTTCATACGTGCGCGAATAGGGATTTTCGGACTTAGATTCGGACTTCCCGAAAAGCTTTTGTGCCTTGTCGACGGCACTGGAGAACGCGCCCGACACAGTGGCGGCCATATCGGTAACCGCGCCGCCAATGTCAACGCCCGTTTTTTCCTTGAGCCAGTCGTTAAGCCCGCTAAGACTCTCCGAGAGGCCTTTCTTGGCTCTGTCGAAAAAGCCCGTAAGCGGTTCCATGACGGCATCCCACGACGTGCGCAGAGACTCTGTAAGCCCGCCCCACGCGTCACTGATGAACGTTGTGACACTGGTCCACGTCTCTCGGACTGTCGTGGTAACGCCCGTCCACGCCGCGCTAATGGACGTGGTGACACTGGTCCATGCGCCACTGATGGACGCCGTAACGCTCGCCCATGCGCCCTTGATTGCGCCGGGGATGTCGGCTTCTCTCAGAGAGGCCACCCAGCCGCCAACGGTCTCGCCAACGATGTCGCCCGCCTTATCACCGAACCACATACCCGCGATGCCGCCCACAACGCCGCCGATTGCCGTACCGACAGGACCCGCAAAGGAGCCTAGCAGCGCGCCCGCCTTCATGCCGCCGAAACCGCCCGCAATCGTGCCCACCGCGCCGCCGATAGCCTTGCCCGTCTTTTGATCCTTTTCGGCACGCGTCAAATTGGCGTCACCTTCAGAGTCGAAGATCCCGAAAATCCCCGTCAAGCCTGCGAGGGCCGCGCCGATAATCGGAATGCGCTTGCCAAGCCCCATAAGGACAGGCGTCGCCTTGGCGAGTACGCCCGACATCCCGCCGAAAAGCCCGCCGCCATTGCCCTCGCCATTGCTCTGAATATCCTCGATCCCTTCAGTATTCGAGGCAATCGCCTTGAGCTGCTTTTTCTCTGCGGCATTGAAGGCGGATTGATCCTTTTGAAATTTTCCGAGGCTCTTCCAAATCTTTCGGAGCCAGCCCTCGTCCTCGTTTTCGCCCCAGGCGTCCTTGAGGAAACCAAACCCGCGCGAAACAGGGGCGGCCACCTCATTGATGGCCTGCACAGTCGGGTCCGCGTCGCCTAAGCTTTCCGTGCCGTCGACTACGGCGTCCGCGATTTTCCCTGCCAGCAGGGCGGCGGAGCGTTCTTCGCGTCCCGCCTCACTGCCCGAGAAAAAGCCGCCGTCACCCTTGCCGCCCTTGCCGATAAAGCGTCCCTTGGCGTCACGCTTAGGCGTTTCCGATTCGGCCTGTGCCGCCTTCCTTGCGCGAGGCGTAGCGGGCTTAGCATTGCCCGTAGAAGGGTTTGTAACGCCCGTGGCGGCCTTTTCGGTGCGAACATTAGGTGCGGCAGCCCGCAGGCGAGGAGACGCGCCCCCAGTATCTGCCGTGGGATTTTGCGAGTCGTGACTATCTCGCGCCTCTGCGGTCTTGCGGCCTGCAGACGTGCGGGGACCATTAGCCGCCGCCCGCGATTGGGGCTTAACCTGCGGAGCTGCCGCTGTTGTGTTGCCGTTACTGCCGTCAGGGCTTACGGGATGACGACGGGCCGCGCCTGTTGCGCTCCCGCCCCCTCTTTCTCCCGTCGGCCGCTTTTCGGCAGTCGGCGTAATCTGTTTCGTATGCGTGCGCTCATTGCCGGGCGTGCGGGCTTCACGCTTTTCAAGTCCGCGCGCCGTCTGAACACCCGCGCGCATGATCGCACGTTCAATGGTTTTGACGCTCGCTTCAATCGTGTCGAGACTGTCGCGGATATCGTCTAGATCGCTTGACAGGGCCTTGTCATCAATTCGCGGACCCGTAAGAAAACCGTCAGTGTCGCTGGTGAGTTCCGCCATTGCTTAGGGCCTCATGAATGTGTCGAGCTGCGTAAAGGTCATCTGCACTTCTTCCATCCCGTCATCAGAACGGGACAGGGAACACTCGATGTTGTTCGGGCGGAAGTACCCCGAAACCTTGAAGGCGTTCCGCGCCGTGCCGTCGGTAATGGCAGCATGGATGATGCGGATTTTGATCGCGTAGGTTGCAGGCTCCGCAATCGTCCCGTCCGTCGCCGAAGCCGCGTGATGATGCGCGGCAAACCACTTTTTAATCGTGCCCCGGGCGTCATCGTATGCCGTAACGGACAGTTCCGACGGCTCATGTCCGCGCACGGCGTCGTAATTCGCGCCGCCGATCCTCACGGCCTCGCCCGTCATGATGCAGGGGCTGTAGGAAACCTCAGTCGCGAACAGGTTGAACAGTTGCGGCAAGTTTTGCTCGCCGTAGTTGAGATTGCTGGTTACCTCGATCATCCACAGGTTTTTGCGCGCGTAAACCTGTCCATGAACCTCATCAAAGATCTTCTTTGCTTCGGCAGGCGTGACGCCGCCCATGATGATCGAATGAGTCGACCAAAAGGTACCGGGCGTGCCGCCGAAACCGCGCCCGACGAAATTGCGAATGGCGCGGTTAACCTTGCCGCGAAGCCTGTTAGCGGCCGCGTCGACAAGGCCCGCCGCGTACTGTCCCGCGTAGCCTTCAAGGCTGGTGCCCGTGAGTCTTTCGGCTAAGCCGCCCGTCGCGGCATCAAGCCCGCTCGCCACGCGTTGAGCCTCAGCTCCTACGCCCTTTCGTAGCGTTTCCTGAGCGGCGGAAAGGCGCGCATTCACGCCTGAAGCGGCGCGTGATTTGGCACTCGTCAGGGCCTTGTTCGCAATCCTTTCGGCCTGATCCTGAAAGAGAGACATGATTAGCCCTCCACAGGCTGCTTAGGCGCACTGCCGCCTACTCGCCCGAAGGCCTTCTTTTTCGGCTTTTCAGGCGGTTCTTCGCCCTCTGCAGGGGCGTCCCCCTCCGCGCCTTCTTCGCCGCCTGCCTTAGGCTTAGGCTTAGGCTCGAACTGTTCGCCGCCAAAACCGCCGCCGCCCTCGAAGCCGCCGCCCATTTCGCCGCCCTCGCCTCCGGCCGGAGCCTTGAGCATCTGGGCATAGAGCTTCGCCTCATCTTCGTCGATCATCATTTCCTTCTGCAGGAAACGCTCCGCAATCTCAGGCGTCGCGCCGCATTCCTTGAGCGTGCCGATAACCTGGGCGACAAGGCCCGCCGCGTTCATGGCGTCCGCTTTAGTGCGCTGTTTTTCCGCTTCGAGTGCCGAAATCGAGCCGTAAAAATTGATGTCCCACGGGCGTTCAGACGGCGTGAAAACCATGCCGTACTTCTGGTACGTATGAACGTCGATAATCGAGTTAAAGCATTCTTCAAGGGCGACGCGGATCACGCGGGAGCGTTCCGCCGCCTGAGCGGACATACGGAAGAAACCGCCCTCGCCAAGGCCGCCGCTCATCTGATCGGCAAAACCCAGCATTGAGAGGTCCACGCCCAGCGCGCCCGAGAGCAGACGGGCATGGAAATAGATGTCATCAATGCCGATAGAACCCGCGCGCCCCGGTGCGCCGCCGTTTGCGGGCGAAATCGTCGCTAGCTGCTTGTCGTCGAACACAGGCAGGATGTGGCGGATCTTCTCAAGAATCGGGAAGCCGCGCTTGACGGCATCTTCGGCGTACTCCTTACTGCGCTGGAGCATCCCCTTGATGCTTTCGACGGTTTTCTGCTGTTGCTCTTTCGTCATGTCCTTCAAGTTGACAGTGACGATGGATTCATCAATGGAGTCAATCCATCGTTGCCCCACAAGGCCCAGCAGAGTCGCGCAGAGATTGTCGTAAGGCTCTTCGGCGGCATAAATGAGCGAACCGCCTACCATCGAGGGCATCAAGGGGAGCTTTTCGTAGTCATCCTCTTCGAGCATCATCTTGAGAGACTTTTCAAGCACGCCGTACTGCGGAATCCACACCGTGCGCGGCATTTTGAGGCGCACCATCTGGAGAGCGTCAAGCCTCTCGAAATTGCGCTTGCCGATAGTGACGGCATAGCCTACCGTTCTATCCCCTCGCTCGAACGGCTGGACCAACTGCGGGCGAATGAGTTCGGTAGTCGAAACCTCGATCACGCCGTCCTGCGGCGTCGAGTACACACGCGCGTAGGCGTCGCCGTAAATTGCGCCCGTGTAGGCCATCTGGAAGGCAATGCGGTTGAAGATAGGCGCAAGCGTCTTTACATCGTCTACGACACGCTGTAGCCGCTTATCCTCCTTCGCACAGGGGCGTTCTTCGACAAAAACCAAATCCCCTGTCGTTTCGTGCCCGCCCAGGGCTGCCGTCACGAGCAACTGAACCGCCGTCGAAATCAGAGGATCACCCTCCATTCGCATCCACTTTTCGTAGATAAGTTGGCGCGTTCGGGCGGCATGACGCCCACGGCCGAGCAGGGACGCCACAGTCGTGACGCCTGCGCCGTACATATAAGTATCGGACTGGTCAATTTCCTGCGCCGCCTTGAGATTCGTGGCGGCCCATTTCGCGCGTCCAATGCCGAAACGCGCAAGGAAACCGGGCTTGGGGGTAAGGTTTTTTGCTTCGCTCATAATGCAGAAACAATAACTTTAGCCGCGCCCTTAGTCCGTCCCGTTTTTCCTTAGTGCTTAGTAGTTCCCTTTCTGACCGTCGGACAGCCACACTCCCTCTAGTCTGAGATGTTGCACCCTGCCGCCACCCTCGCTTTTTCTGCAATTGGCAACACATCCATGCGCCGCTACGAGGCACGTTGACGATGCAACGGCTAAACTAGACGTATATACTTCGGCATTCGGTTTTACTTTTGATTACGCGGGAGGAGTCATGACGGAAGCTACATTTCGCCCACTGGATAGCCTCCAGGTGATGGCGTACATCATCCAGAGATGCAAACAACTGCAAACGCCGTTTCTCAACACAACCAAGCTTCAGAAGCTAATGTATTGTTGCTACGGCACTTGCCTGGCCAAATGCGGCTATAGACTTTGCGACGAAAGCCCTGAGGCTTGGCAATACGGGCCTGTATTCCCTCGAACCTTGCGAACTCTCCAGTGCTGGGGGTACGAATGGTTGGCCGAACACCCGACCGAAGATGTCGCAGAGCAATTGCCACAAGAGGTAGTTGCGCTAATTGACGCCACGCTGAAAACCTTTGGTAAATTCGCCGCCAACCAATTGTCTAATTGGACTCACATCAAGGGGTCGCCGTGGTCAGTCGCCTCAAAGGACGGAGCCGTTCTTAAAGAGCAGATCAGCGATGCCTTGATTTCTGAGTATTTCAAAAAGCATGTCCTCAAACACAGCTGACGAAGACCTTTTTCAGGATTCATTCAACAAGCTTGAGCCAGAGGGCTTCGGCCGGGCGAATGTCAACCTTGATCCCGAAAACCTATCTGAAGAAGCCAAACAAGCGCACGAATTCCGTGATCGAGCGTTCTCTCTTGCGGCTTGTGCATTGATAGTGGTCGGCTTCGTTTGGCTCATCATTATATGCAACGCTCCTAACGATGACGCCAAAGAAGCTGCCTTCTATCTATGGATGGCCAAATGCGCGTTAACCACAACGGTATTTCTCAGTTTTGTGCTCGGACTTCTGAATTTTGCCATTAAGTGTTACGGCCATCACAACAATCGTGAAGGGATAACCGCGTCAACAGGCGACGTTACGAGTATTCAGGTGATTGGAAAAATTGCTGACGCCTTCGGAAAGGCGGCGTCCAATTAAACGAATCCTCTCCACCAATGCAACGGGCAACCTCGCAAGAGATTGCCCGTCCATCTTGCGCTAGTGCGCTTTACTCCTGCGGATTTTCGTAGTCGGGATCGTAGAGAATCCACTCGTCCGCATCATCATCGTTGAGCGGGAACGTTTGAGTGCCGATAAAGTAGGTGGCGCGGTAGTAGTCCGCGAAGGTCTGCGCCGCCGCCATCGTTTCATCGTCATTCGTGCCGCAATATGCCGCCGCCACAGTAGCGTTCGTCATTTTGCCTCGCGCGAGTCCCTTGCGGATCAGAATCTCCTTCACGGCCCACCAATACGGGCCGAAGTCGCGATAGCGAAGCGGGTTCTTTTCGACGAATCGCGCAATGACTCGCGCACCGAATCCCCCCAAATCGTCCGTACCTTTGTTCTGCATAAGATTGGACTTCATTTCTGCCGTCCATTCCGCCACATCCTCAGGTGCGTATTTGAAATTTTCGTACATTGTTTATCTCACCTCGTAATGGATGTCTTTGACGCATTCAGGGTGCGCTTCGATCATCTTACGCCAAACTCTCATGGAAACGCGCCACACCTTTCGGAACTTATTCCACGCAACGGTTTCGCCCAGATCCTTCGCTACGAGCTTTAGATCATCCTTCCACCTGTAGGTGTCGCCCGCAACATCAACTAGGTCATCGTCACTGATGCTGGCTTCCTGCTCGGCTTTTTCTGCGGCCACGATTCGTTCAATAGCCTTCCTTCGGGCGTCTTGAATGACGTCTGGAAGAATACGTAAAACCACCCTCAGACTCGCGCTCACAATGTCCAAACCGGGCAACTCTGCGGCGATATAAGCCTCGGTCGCCGAATCAACTTCTTCTTCGGTCTTGCAGGCGTCATAGGCGCTTACGTGCTTTTCCGGGTTTCGTTTTTCGGTAAGGTATCGGCGATAACCAATCGTTGCGCAGGCGGCAAGAGGATATTTCTTCCCCATTGCATACGCAAAAGCCTCAAAAACCATCACGCGCTCGGCTTGCGCTGCGGAATCCCGCCCAGCGTCACGATGAATTTCAACCTCGCATTTTGACGTATCAATACCAACCGTCTCGCCATACCCCGAGTCGAACTTGACAACCTTCGATTGCTCATTGTAGATGCGCGTGCAAAGCTCATTGCCCTCCGCGCAACTACGCGTTACAACATACGGGAAGTACGGATTAGGTAGCATCACGTCTTCATACGGGAAGTATTCAAGCGCGGCAGTCTTTCGGTAATTCTTGACCGACGGAACGATCTGAGAGAACGGGGTGGTTTGACCGCCTTCGTTAGCGAGCGCGTCTTCCAATTCGGCGGCCTTCTTAAGGGCCTCTTCGTAATCGCCGTCACTGGGCATGACGACACGCGTGATTACGCGGAATTCGCTTGTGCGCTTGACATCCTTCCCAGTTTCCCAGTTTCTCTTGCGCTTTTCTGCATCAAGGTGCAGGAATGCAACGGTTTCGCCGTAGGGGTTGCTTGTGCGCCCCTCATCCCTACCGGAGGACATACCGGGCAAGCCGACGCCCAGCGCATCACCCCAATAGTCGGAGAAGTACACAAAAGAACCTTCGCCAATGCAGAACCCGTCAACAAACCTGCCGTCGCCTGCCTTGAGCTGTTCAATGAACGTGCCGTTAACGCCGCCCTCCTCGTCGCCGTAACGCTTGAATTCGTCACTAGAGGTATGAATCAGACGCTCCGCAGCCGCCCTTGCGGCAACCCAGTCATCATGGATCGGGCCGCTTCCCTTCGACACAATCTCAATGTCGTAGTTAATGCTTTGGATGGTGAAACGAATGTTAGGAGAGTCGTTGTACAGGGATCGCACAGCCGCTGCGGCCGACTCATACGGCGTTTTCTGCCACTTTCTCAGGATAGTAACGGATGCATCCAGGCGTTTGAAGATTGCCTCCAGATTCTTCTGTGCCCCTTCTCGCGAGTTGATGTGACGCTTGTATGCGGGGGTATCTTCTTTGCCTGCATTCTTTTCGAAATACGCCTCATCGTCGGCTATCGACGCCGTGAGCGTTAGAGCTTTAACAACTTCCTGAGCGGCGAGTACGGTGTCATCCGTCATTTCCTCAAGAAACTTTTTCTGAGTCGTAACAAGATCAATTGCGATAGCCTGACGGCGTTTCGTGTTCGCGATTCTCGCCTGACGTTCGCGCTCCTCTTCGGACTGTTGATACTTGGCAACGTCTTCGGCCGTCTTGCAGTTCGCAAGGGCTTCGAGCTGTTCACGGGACAGGCCGCCCTCAATGCGAACGTTATCGCCCTTGTCGGAGCTTGTAACCTGCTCAATCCAACCCGCCTTTTTGTTCACCATGAGACGCTTGAGCGCGTCGAACGTGCCGTCTGCGTCGTAATAGTAGACGTTCACGTAGTCGATCTTGTTGCCCTGACGCACGCCGCGCCCGTTGCGCTGCTCGATGCTGTCGGGCGTCCAACCAATCGTCAAATGATGAATGGCCTGCGTGCCCTTTTGGAGGTTAATGCCGACTTCCGCCTTTTCGTTGGCAATGATGACTTGGTACTTGTTTTCATCCTCTTCGGCGTTGAAGCCATCCTGAACCTCCATGATCTGATCGGGCTTGTTGTTCTTCTGCCCGGTCACAATCGCAATCTTGCCAGCGGGGACGCCGCAGCGGCTAGACAAAAGACGCTTAATCTTGTTGTGGGTGCCCAAAAAGTCGCAGAAAATGATCTGCTTCACAATGGAAGCCTTCGAACCGTCTGCCTTGACGCCCCTCGGGTCGGTCTGCTCTTTTTTGAAGTTTTCGAGCATTGCGGCAATCTTCGGAGAGTCGGAAACACCCAATGCAAGGCCGAGCTTGTCCGCGACTTTTTCAAACTTATCCTGCACATCAGGGTCGCAGGAATCGATCTGAACGGTATTCGCGCGTCCCTCCGCGCTATGTGCATGGACATTTAGCAGATAGATGTGGTTCTTGTTGCCCGTAACCTGATCTTGAACTTCCTTGATCGTGTAGTCGCCCGACTTTTCGACAATCTTCGGGAGGTAGAAGCGTTCTTCCGTGATCTTGAGTGCTTCAAACTCATCCCTTGCGCGCTCCGCGAGTTCGTGCTGATCTTCGGGATAGGTGTACGTCGTAACGCGGTCCACAAGGTCGGTGTCAATAATTTCCTTCGTCATCTTGGAAATCAGATTGAACACGGACTTTGTAACGTCAATGGGTTCACCCGTTCGATCCACGTTTTCGTCGAGAAGCGTCATGTCTTCAACACTCGGATTCCGCCCGGCTTCCTCTGCAGCCGCAACGCGCGAGGCCGCGTGCCAAATATCCTTGTACTTGTTCAAACGCTCCATAGCCGTCTGGTCAAGCTGCACGGTCTGGTACTGCTGTGAGCCGTCGGGAACATGAACCGACTGCCCAACGGACTTGGCGTCGCAAATCGTGGCAATGTCGCCTAATGCGCGGCGAAGCATCGCGAGGTTGTTCAAGCCCTTGAACACCTGTCCGACGCGTTCGCGGCCGTCCACGCCCTCAATCGTTTCCTCATCCTTTTCGCAAACCGTTTCCATGAAGGTGTCTGCGCCGCGAGTGCCGCCCATAAGCGCATTGACGCGCTGGGTGCCTACGGCGAGGGATAGCATGGAGAAGATTTCAAGCGGGCTGTTCGTAATGGGGGTGGCGGTGAGTAGAAGCACGCCATCCTCAGACGTATTCTTGCCGCGAATGAACCACGCCTTAGCCTGAGCATCGAGGCCACGAGACGATGCGCTTGCGATAGACAGGAATTTCGCGCCACGGAACGTGCGAATCTGCGCGGAATTCTTGTACATATGGGCTTCGTCAATCACGAGAGAGTCAACGCCAAGATCTTCAAGATACGGCGCGGCCGCCTTATGCCCGGAAGTAAGGGAGGTCAGAATCTTGTTCTTAGCCCCGTTGGTGCGTTCGTTTTCCTTGTTGCTTTCGGACCTTTCATACGATTCATCATGGAGGCTCATGTAGTCGAGGTACGTCTCAAGCGTTTCCTCCCTGAGACGAATCATCTGGAACGCCTCAAGCGTCATGAAAATCTTTGAATGCTTGTTTTCGCGAATGCGCTGCAGGTCTTCCGCGTAGAACTTGGAATCCGCCTGCATCTTGCCGCCGCGCTTTTCACGCAAACCAACAAACAGACAGTCATCGGTAGAGGCATAGGCGAAATCCGCCTCCTTCTTCCAGTTGGAAAGCACGGAATTCGGCACAACAAAGATCGTTTTCTTCTTAACGCCAATGCTCTGCACGTGTTGGACGGCTGCAAGCGCAGAAAAAGTTTTGCCTAAACCCACCCCAAAGCCGTTTATGCCGCCGAATTCGCGCCCCATCTTGCGCACAAAGTCGCACTGATAACTGTGAAGGTGAAGCGCGGGATTCATGCCCTGCACGGCAAACGTAGAATCGTCGCTAGCAGGACGGAAGCGGAGGTTCTCCTCATCATTTGCAGCCGCATCAAGGCGGCTGAGAATCGTCGGATTAGCACGCGCCCATGCGTCAAACTGAGCTTCCGCCTTTCGGATCATTTCCCCTAACTTCGCAAGGGCCTGATCCTCCGTCAAGCCGCTAAACTTCGCGCCGCCCAGGCCGATGCCGCCGTTCTTCATGTAGTCGCCAAAGCGATTGAAGAGCTTTTCATCGTCAGTAATGCCTCTACGGATCGCACGCACCTGAATGTCGGGGTACGGGCGGCCGCGATCATCAACCGCGATAACAACGTCCTCCGTCACCATTTGGCGAAGGAACGCCATCTTTTCGTCAACGGTAACGAACGGAGAATGCAGGGAGAAGTGGATGCGACTCACATCAAGGCGATTGACGCGACGTTCTGCCTCAGACTTTTGGCGGATGAGCTTGTATTTGATTTCGTCGCTTGCCGCATTGGCAATGTCTTCATCGATGCGCCTGATTGCTTCCTTGTACTTGCCGCAGAAAACGTCATCGGCCTTCGCTACGCTCTTGCCGTCGGCAGAGATACACCAATCATCCGACGCCAGCGGGTCAAAGTCTGCGCCGTAGATAGCCTTAACTTCATCAAGAGCATTCCAGGTCGACTTGCTACGATAGCGCAGGGCTTCGTACTTCATCTCAGGCGTAAAGGCACTGTCGTCCGCGACTGCGGCAGTAGCGGCGTTTCCGCCAATCTCGCCGCGCCAAAGTGCGCTGTAGCCTGCCTTTTTCGTGTAATACCCCCTGCACACCTGCAGGGCGGCCTTCACGACGCCCGGAACGCTCCCGATATCCGCCTGCTTGATCTCGTTTTCGGCCATCGCCTTAGAGAGTTCGGGATACTCTTCGAGGTAGTTAACCTCGGCTCCGCGATCTTCCACGAGAAGCTGCGCCGCCGTGGCAATCACGGCCTTGTGCCAAAACGCCTCGCGCTTCGCCTCTGTAATCTTTCGACTGTTGCGAATGGCGTTGTGAGTGGTTCGCGCCCAGTCGGGAATTCGGTCATAGGCAGACTGCGCAATAAGCACATCCATTGCCGTTCGGGCCTGCTCATAAGTAACACCGCTTTCGAAAGCCTTGTACGGGCTTGCGAGGTTTGCCATTGTTTGCTTCGCAACATCATGTTCCGGCGCGGCGGATTCGCCTAACTGAACCCATACGCCATTTCGCATTTCGAGCGTTACGCCGCCCTGCGTGATGTGGTCGCCGTCGTTGTACGCAATCGGTTCAGTTTCCGCCTGCCCGAGAAGATCCCAGTTGATGCGAGACTTCGGCAGGCGACGCCTCTTGATGAGATCCTTGAAGTCCGCAAGGATGTTGCCCGTGTAAACGTACTTATCGGCATCCCAGCGGCCGCCGTTGCCAGCCTCAAACGTGCCGAAAACATACGGCTTGCCTTCAGGCGTCAGGTAGTACCTGCCCGAAATAAATTCATCCCAAACGACGTTGGATTCCGACAGAACGGAAGGATTGGACGCGATCAAGGAATCGATCTTTTCCTTCATGTCGCGGCTGTACTTGCGGAAGAACATGATGTCCGTCACCGTCTGCGTGTCGGCAGAGGCGAACGTGCCCGTAGGCAGTCGATACGCGCCAATGAACTCGGCCATAAGCGAGGCATTGTGGCGCATCGTGCGCTGTTTTCCGTCCTTCCCATCCATGCAACGGGTCGGCACAATGAAGGCCGCCATGCCGCCTGGGCGGAGTTTTTCAAGCGAACGAAGAATGAAGTAGCACTCAAGCGGTTCATTCTGGTACTTCGGGTCTTTGGTGTTGTTTTCGCCACGGTCTGCGACTTCGCCGAACGGAACGTTGGTCACCACGGCGTCATAGATCTCATCAGGCGTAGCAGCGGCCACGGCTTCAAACGGGGAGTTCTTCACCGTGTAGCCGGGTCCGCCGTTCACGAGCTTATTGACTAATGCAGATTCTTCGGACAATTCAACGGCATCGATGACGCAACTGGTAGGAGACGTTGCGCCGAAAATGCCCGAGCCCGCGCAAGGGTCAAGCACCTTACCACCACGGAAGCCCAAGTCCGCGAGGGCGTCCCACACGCCCTCCGCAACGGGCTTCGGCGTGTAGTACTCGTAGGCACTGCCCATCGTGCCGTCGGCATGCTTAAGGCCGCCGCCACAGCCCGAATACTGCGCAAGGGTGCGTTTCTGATCGTCGGTAAGGGCGTTTTCGGCGAGTTCGCCATTGCGCACGCGATCGAGGATGCTTCGCGCATCGTCGTTGAGTTTCGCGCGGCTGCGGGATCCCTTTTCTCGCACAGTGAAGTAGTTGGCAGTGGAGACGCGAACCTTTACAGCCTCGCCGTTGCTGCCGAGAATGTCCGGCAAGGCATTCAAGATGAATGCCGTGCCCTTGATCTTTCCGATAACGTCCATCGTCAGAAGTTCGCTTCTGACGCGCAGAACGTCGTTCATTTTGGAACTAATGGTCATGCTTTCACCTTGTCGAGACTGGAAGTGATTTCAACGGCGTACTTCGCCCATTCGTCAACGGCGCGGATAACAACAGACATCTTTGCGTCATCATCCTTCCAGCGGTCGTAAATCTCAAGCACCGTATCGCCTAATTCGGGGTCTGCGAGCTTCGGATGGGTGCGCTCGATCATTTGATCCAGCACGGCCTTATCACGCCCCCATTGGCCATCCTGTTGCGGCGTAGGAGTCGGAGCGGGCGGCGTCACGGCAGACTTGCCGCCCAAGAGTTCGACAATTTGCAGGATTCGCTTCACGAGCGTAGCGCGGGCGCGTCGATTCATTTCCGTCGTAACTTCGCTTGCCTTAGCCATAAGTTCCGCCACGAGCTTCGCGCGTTCGCGGCGGGAAAGGCCTGCATCATCGTAGATTTCAAACATTGCCTTTCACCCGTGTTACTTAATCGCGGCCTTTCCCGCTTCAAGAGCGGTTTTTTCAATCAGGTTGTAAGCCTGTTCGACTAACTGACTGCGTTCGGCAATACCGGACGCGTCGGCACGGTCCCAAATGTCCATGATCTGATCGATCACGGCGGAAACTTCGCCCATCTGCGAGAGTTCGCTGTTGATGATGCGTTCGCAGTAAGCCTTATCGGCTTCCCACTGAGGGTCGGTGTTCTGTTGACCGCTCCCCGAGCTAGTGTTAGTATTGGTAGTGACACCAGCACCCACACCTGTTCGGCTAGTGGTAGAACTTGTGTGCGTAGGCGCAGAATTAAAGAAAGCTGATCTGCGTTCATCTGGTGCAATTTCTTTCAGCTTCGCCAACGTCTCTTTCGACAGAACCCACCCCGTCAGCAACCACGAGTTTTCCCCGTCGTTCTTAACGAGAACTACCTCAGACTCCCCTAGCGAGATCTTCATTCGGTTCCCGTTACCGTCCTTAGACGTAAACACAGGTTCTAGCGTTCCCTCTGCAATTGTCTTAGCCACCATCTGGATCACATCTTCGGCGGTCAAAATCGACAAAGTTCCGTCGTCTTCACGCCTTTGGAGAAGGTGTTTAATACCCATCTTTTCGTTTCCATAAACAATATCAATGGGGCGATCCATATCTGGACGTTTAAAGGCATTACGGATATCGGCTTGATCCGCCACAACCTTTTTAATCAGTCCGCTCAACTCTTCGGCATTCTGAGCTTCGACCTCACTCTCTTCCTTCTGTACAGCCTGAGCTTCGGCCTCCATTTCGTTGACCGTCGTACCCGGTGCGGCAGGCTTAGCAGGCGCATCAATTGACGTAAGGGACCCGTTTTTGAACGCATTGGACAGTGTGTACATCGCGGAGGTCCAATAGCCCTTTTCCGCACCCGTGTCAATTCCGTTGAGCCTTCTGTTCCACAGGCCGTCATCCTGTTGGCGGAATTCGACATTGCTGCCTTCACCGTCGACGCCCTTGAAGGAGGTGTACCCGAGACGCTTTACGGCCTCAAGCAAACGCTGCGCAGCGGGCTTAGCGGGATTCCACCAGCCGTTTTCTTCATCAATGAACTTGATGACATCTTCGAAAGTGTCGAGCGGGCGGGTTTCCCAAGATTCCGCAGGCTTCTGCGCCTTCTTTTGCTCTTCTTCAGCCTTGCGCTTTGCCTCTTCTTCGGCGGCGCGCTTGGCCTCTTCTTCCGCCTTTTGGCGTTCCTCTTCTGCCTTGCGCGCGGCCTCCTCCTCGGCCTTCTTGCGCTCTTCTTCGGCCTTCTTTGCGCGTTCGGCGGCGGCATCCTGAGCCTGCTTGAGTTCCTTCTGCTTGTTGGAAAGCTGCTCGACAAGCTCTTCGTTTTCGACCTTAGCTGCGCTAATGTCGCTTTCGATCTGTGCGAGTTCCTTTTCCGCGTCGGAGATTTCGCCCTTCTGCCTTTCGATGTTCGCAATGCGTTCGGCGCGGCGGGCGTTGGCGCGGGCAAAGGCGGCGGAATTCTTCGAGGCCAGGCGCATGATGCGGCGGGCCACCTCGGTCACATTGAGGTCCTTGCCCTTTTCGGGCGCAACCACAATCGTCACGTCCTTCTTGTTAATCATCCACTTCCAAGAAAGAAGATGATCGTCAGGCTTGATGTTGGCCGGATCAAGGTCGGGATTGTGCAGGACGATCGTCACAGTCTGCCCGTCAGTAAGCTGGAAGATCACGGCGATATTCTGCGTGCCGTTGCGCTTAAAGGGCTTAGTAATATTCACGCCCATGTCGTCGGGGCCGTTATCTTCGCGCACCTTGAGATCGGCGTCTGCACGGTTCATGATGCGGCGCATGACATTCATCTTACGCTCAAGCATGCGATACTCAACGTCAAGGGCGTCATACACCTCGGGGGCGTCGAGTTCAAAATCATCAACGCTCACGGCGTCCATGAGCAAATCGTCGGCGTCATCCGCGCGAAGGTGATAGATCACGTCCGCGACGCTTGCGCCAATCGGCTGCGCCGTGGCATCCCAGTAAATCTTGTGCATAGTCACTACCCTCTTACGACGCGTTGGCCGCGTCAATTTGCGTTTGAACGTCTGCGATTTGAGCGCGGAGCGCGTCATCCTTGGTCCTGAGGTCTTCGAGAGCCTTGCGACGGTCCGCTATCTGCTCCTGAATGGCGGAAAGTTGTTCCGCCTGCACCTGTTCCGTGCGCTTGCTGGAGGTGCCAACGCGAGGCAGATTTACCTTCTGCGTCGCCAGCTTTCTCTGAAAGGCAGTGCGGCCCTTGTCGAGGTACTTAGAGATTTCTTCGAGCGAGGCTTTTTGGTTATCCTGATTGCGAATGGCAACGGTCTTGCCGTTGAGCTTGACCTCGAAGATGTCGCCCGGCTTCTTCACGCGGAAGGTAACCTGCTGGCTATCCTCAAAAGTCATGTGGACTTCACGATAGCTAATGCCTGCAGAACGCTTGATCTGGTTAGGAATGTCGACGGAGGCCACGGGCGTACCCAGGCGGCGAAATTCCTTCTGAATGTCACGGATGACGCCATCTTTTTTCGTCATCCCGTCGAAGTCGAATAGGAGGTGTTCCTGTTTGTTGTTGTCCATGTCGGCAAACCCACAAAAAATTACTATTCGATTGTGGTTCACCGGTGTGCGCGGATCCCGCGCCGTTTTCCTCTATGCGGGCAAAGAAAAAGCCCCGACTGCGATTCGGGGCTTGGCGCCTGAGTGACGCGCGTCATCAATACTGGTACTTTAGAGCGGGTTCGTATGGGAACCTCTTGTTGAGTACCTCTTCAGGCACACCGAATTCCTTGGCCATGCGGGCACGTTCTTCGGCAATCGCATCAATGACGGGCCACTCCGTAACCGTTTGTGGATCTTTTCCCGTCTGAATTCTGTATCGTTCGACGGCCTCCTCTTTCGTCAGAATTCCAACGAAGCCGTTTTCAATGAACCTGTTGTAGGTCTCAGAATAACAACGGCTAGGCGTGTCTGCTAGCCAAGATAACTCAAACCCGAGTCCATATTTGGCATAAACGTCAAATTCTTCGTCATCATCGAAATCATCCATTAGAAACCTCCTTCAGGAATCGGCTCACCATATTTCTCAGTATAGAGCTGCGCCATGCGCTCACCAATGCGTCGAGCCAACGGGCGCGGATTTTTACAGGTGTGATACTCAGCGAACGCCTCCGCAATCATTTCGCAGCAACTATCTTTTGCGTAATTGCTAATCTCGACTCCCTTGTCGATAGAGCGCTTCCGCCAAATTTTGAGTATTTCGGGGTCTTCTGACGCATCCGTCATGAAGTCCAATACGTGGCCGAACTCATGCACGATTACAGACATGGCCCCGCCGCAATCTTCATCAAACGGAGGATGCCAGTTTCTCGCCACTTGGCCAATCATCGACTCGTCGAAGTTTTCCCTGCTGCCTAGTTTGTTGCCTATCCACACGCCGTTGCCATAATTCCACGCACACGCTAACATACCACTATCGTCTTTCGGGACAGGCAGGCCAGCCGCTTTCTTTGCGGTTTCTTTTATCCGCTTCTGCACCCTTGTCTCGACATACAGATCAATTGCCAAATCGAAAAATTCGACAGTTGCAGTTGCGCTTGAGCCATGCTCCCTAAGCCATTTTTTCACTGGCGCGCGGCCTGCAACACTGTAGTATTTTGCCACCCACCAGGCACCATAGCCTCGATACCGATTTGCCGCCGTTGTTTTCTCGTTCGCCTTCCAGTTCTCCATTAGCTGCTTGTACCGTTTTACATCCGGGTGGTCATCCATAGTCCCTAGCAACTCATTAATTCGAGCCTGCTCAACCGTCCCGAGTCCACCAATGCTACCGAATTGTTTTAACCACACGCTAACTTCGGGGTAGAGTTCGGTTACGCGCTTCAGTGCCTTGTAAGCACCACGGACGTTTGCCTCCAAAACGCCGTCAAACTTGCTTACGGCGTTCGGGGCAATAACACTCACCAACTCTTCAATCTTTTCAACGGGCAAACCTTCCGCGTTCGGTAATGCCTGCAATTTGCGCTGCGTGCCGACGCGCATCACGCGGTTTCTGTCATAGAGTTGGCCAGAGGGGTCTAGTTGCCGCCTCAAACCCTCTTCGCGGTTAAACGCCTTCGCCCACTGAATCCCTGTCTCGTTATTTCTCACACTGAAGGCGAGAAGAAGCTGTCTCACAAGATCAATTTTCTTATCGGTTTGCATAAAAGCCCCAGAACGTAGTACGTACATTCTGGGGCCTAAGAAGCGCAACGGTTGCTCTTGTTTTCCCGTCACGCCATTGACAGTAGCGGGTAGGGGAGATAGACTAGTTCTAAACAAACAACTCTTAGCACCAGTGCTCGTGGAAGCTGTGAAACTGGCGAGTTAGCCACGGGCTTTGAGTTGGACGCCGTAGCGGCCAAGGGACTACCGCAGATAGCCTTGGTAATGCGCGGCGTTTGTCATTCCTAGCCCCTCTCCAAAAAGCCGCGAAATTCAAGCTCTTCCGCGCTGTGCATGACATACTCTCCAAGCCTTACCTTTTCAGACTTATCTTCATAATCAAATCCGCCTGTTACATTTAGCTCATGAGTGTTCAGGGTTTTCGGGGAATGTTCAACAATCGTCAACATCGCCTCAAACGGCCCTAGGTCAGGATCATTTAATCCCTTTACCACTCGATATCCGTACCCAGGCTTCTTAGCGTCCTTCAGTTTATACGGCTCACTGCGGCTTCCGAGTTTAAATTAATGCGGCCCGCTCGTTTCCGCCCCATCGCCCTGTTCAGTGTGTACGTGGTTCATAAGCGAAATACCGCCCGCCACAACGTCGCCGTCGGACTTGACATCCTGCTTCGCATGAACCGGACCGTTGAATGTGGCCGTCGCGCCTGCGCTGCCGCCGCCCGTAATCGGGCCGTTAAGGGCAATCGCGCCCGCCGTCAGGGCGATTGAGTCGCCATTGATGACAATCGTCGAACCTCCAACGGTTAGGGTAATGCTTGATCCCGCCTTGATGCTAATCGTGCTGCCTGCCTCGACGTTCACGGTACTGCCCGCCTTGGCCTCGATGAGCGTGCCCGCGTCCACCTTGATTGTCTCGCCCGATTCAAAATGGCACATCGTGTCGGTTATCAGTTCGTAGTTCGCATGGTGGTAACGCCGCCAATCGGCGGAGTTTCCCGCCTGCGGATTCCTGTAGCCCGTGATGATTGGGTATCGGGGATCCCCGCCGATAAAGGCCACCCACACCGTATCGCCCGCCAAGATCTCAAGTTCAGTCGTATAGGTCCCGTCTCTGGATTTGTCTCCGACGGGGTATTCGATCTCGGCCTCGGGCAGAACGTCGCCGCCGTCAGTGATGCCTGGGATCTCGATGCGGCAAGTCCGCCGCGCCTGATCGTAGGTTTTGACAATGGCAGGGTATCTGCCCGGCATAGTTCCGTAGCTCATTACCAGTCCCGTCCCTTGCGCTTTTTACTGCCGTTCCATCCGTCTGTTTTCTGCATAGATCAATCCTCCACGACGCCCAGCCACAATTTCGTGTAGGCGTCCTGTCCTTCGCCCGACATTGCGCCCGAGTCAAAGACGTGGGCGGCGGTAATGACGGCGTACTGTTCGCCCGACGATGTTTGAACGACATCCCCTGCGCAAATTCTCTGATCGTAGGGGACTTTTGCAATCATCTTGCGCACTAGGCAGTGCGTCATGTTTCGCAGTCGAAGGGCGTTTTTGAAGGGGCTGTAGCGCGCCCTGCGGGCCTTCGTGCGATTGCCGTAGACGAATCCGCCCGACTCGTTAAGCGAGTAGAACCACGGGACGGAATGACGCTCCAAAAAGCCCGTTTCCACGCGTTCTACACCTGTTTCGCGGAAGGTGCGGCTTACTTTCTGCCGCATCATGTCGGAAAGCGTGAAGAACTTCAGGCGGCCGTTTTTCCATCGAACCGCGCCGCCTTCTTCCTGAAGAATGCGGGCGATATGGTAGGAGGGCGTTTCACCGATCGGGCAGTAAAAGCGAGGTACGGGAAAGTCACTGTCAATGCCCTTGATTGTTGCGCCCGCGCTTCGGTAGATGGCAGCGAGGCCCGCGCCTTCCTTGATGATTGCGCGGTCCCTGACGTAGGCAATCGGCAGACACGCGGTTAGCAGTGCCGTGATGCGCACGCCTTCCTGCACGCGGTCCCCTTGCGTTGCGCGCCCAGTGATGCGCTGGGCCTTGACGATGGTAAAGGAATCGTCAGCCGCCGTCTTGAGTGTCTTGCCCTCGACAAGGCGGGCGGCCTCGATCTCGTCGGTAAGGCGCACTTCCGCTTCGAGTGTGCAGGGAATCGGTGCGAGATCGGAGCGTAGCACGGCAGAACACAGCACGTCGCCGCGCAGTTGATCGCCATTGTCAAGGTAGAGAATCATCCGTTAAACCGTGATGACGGGTTGGCAGAAAGCCTTTTCAGGCAGCATGGACTCGTACTGAGTGATTTCGCCGTCGATTTCGGAGACGGTGCGCCCGAAAACCTCGACGCCCAGGGCGCGGGAGGCTTCCAACTGCACGGCGGTTTCCCTCTCGACGTATAGCACGAAAAGCGGGCGGATCATGCCCCACTCGCCTAGCGAAAGTTCAGTGTCTTCCGTAATGTCGTCGAACGTCGGAACGGGGTCCGTACCGTGCTGGAGCGCGCCATAAGCCGCATAGAGGCGGGCGGCGGCAATGAGCTGTCGCACTACCTGAGCGTCATCAATGATGATGCCCGTGGGGCGGTCTTCCTGCGCGTATTCGGCGGCCAAATCGGCGATAGTGGGCATGATCCTAGCTCCCTTGCGCGGTTATTCGCCGTAGCTGCCCGTGCCTTCTTCACACTCACCGAAGTAGTGGAAGAACATCGTGCCGGAGAACATCAAAGGCTGGGAGCGGTTTTCCCAGTCGCGGTCGGGCGCGTCGATCTGCATGAAGCAATCGCGAATCGTCTTGACTCGGAGATAGGTGTCGGGCGTGCCCTCGTAGATCTTGGCGTTGAACGTACCGCCGTTGGCAATGAGGTCCACAAGAGCCTGATCCATCGTGCCCGCAACGGTTTCATAGAAGGAAACCTGACCCTGCTGCGCAACCTTGACCTGCTGCGGCTGGTAGGCCATGCCGCCGAGGGGCGTGGAGATTTCGATTTCGCCCTGCGGAGAAAGTTCGGGCCACGGGGCCTGCTTGCAGAGAAGGTAGAGATCATCGTAGCCTTCGATCTGAAGGGTGAAGTCGGAGCTTACAACCTTCGCGCCCTGAGCGGCGGTTTTGTCGTAAAAGCCCTTGAGATAAGAGCCGGAGTTGATAGCCATTTTTTGCAATCCTTTGAGAAAAAAGGCGTTGAACGTAATGGGTAGTCTAGGGTTTAGCCCGCCCTTCGCCCTTCGCCCTTTTCCTTTTAGAGCCGCCTTTTGGCCACGGTGCGCGCAACGATGCCCGTACCTCGAATCACTTCATTCAGACGGTCGACAATGGCCGCCTGCACCTTCAGGCGGGATTCCTCGCCCTTGCGCCAATCCTGAAAAGACTTTGAGTTAAAGAAGTCCGCCACAGTCGACGGGGCTAATTTCATTGCCTCAGGGTAGGCAGTGCCGCCGTAGAGAGCCATATCCGCCGCGAGGTTAAGGAGATTGTCACGCCATTGCGAGCGGGATCTGCGTGAGACAGGTGCTAGGCGGAAATCGGGCGGGCGGGATGTCATCACCCGCCCCCTCCACTGGGTTGAAAACAATGCCCTTCTTACTGAATACGGGGTAGAACAGGTGCGCCAGCTTCGCCGCGCCTTCCGTGCGCTTAAGGAGCAGTGCAGAGTAGTCCGACTCCGGCAGCGCGAGGAAGGTTTTCATGCGCTCTAAAAGCCATTCGTCAAACACTTGCCCGGCGTCAAGCGGTTGATCTTCACCCTCTCGCAAGAGTTGGCACGCCATTGCGCCCGTGTGCCAGTGGAGAAGCGCGGGAATCGGCGCGCCGTTGGTCCCCTGCAATTCCCCTTCGAGGCGTTCAATCGCTTCGGCGTGACGCCCCGTGAGCGGACACATGGTCCACTTGTCGCCTGCAATCTCGCCCAGGGCTATCGGCTTGAGCGTGCCTAGTTGCTTTTCCATGTCCACATAATCGGTGTAATGGTAGTCGCCCACAGCGAAATCTGGACCGTCATCGTTCGTCGCTGCTAGGTAGTGACACAACGCCAAAGTGCGCTCCTCGACGGTCCACTCAAGCGGATCGGAGCCGTCAGAAACGCTTTCAACAGCGGCCCTTAGCAGTGCCGTCGTTTCGGCCTGCTCCATGCCTGTGGGCATGGCGGCAATCGTCACGGCGTCGAGGATTGAGATTTCACGCAAGCGAATCGTGAGCCGCCGCGTGCGCAGTTCGGGAAAGTAGATCATCAAATCACCGTCTTGTAAGTGTTTGCCCAATCATCCTTGTCAATGCCCGCAAGACTGCAGAGCGTCATCTGAACGGCCATCTGCACGAATGAGCCGCGCGCATTGATAGGCGAGTCTAAATTGTATTCAATGCTTTCAATCACAAGCGGCAGATAGGTACGCCCCTTGTACGTCATGCCAACCACTTGAGGGCATAAGGACGGCATGAGAAGTTCGACGGAATCGCCCTGTCCGTGCGCAGTGTCTGCGAAGCGGCCGACGATAGAGCCGTCTTCAGAAAGGGCTTGGGGAAGCGCCCAGGCGAACAACTGCGCAACGGGCGAATCAACTTCCGTCGCGCCGTTTTCCCACGCGCGGAAGTGCGCCGTCGTGGTGATTTTGAAAGGCTCCATTCGGTGGAATGTCTGCGTGGAATTGAGCTTAGTAACGCCCGTGCGCCCCTCGAACCGGGTGAGGAATTTCGTCAGGGCCTGATTCACGCCGCCATTGCCCAGCACGTTATCCGACGTTTGTTGAATGCCGCCGTTCTGGAGCAGGGCCATAAGTGTCGGAGCCTTTGTTTCGGCGTTTGCGCCCTCAAATTGACTGTCCCAAGACACATCAACCTGCAGACTCGTATCGGAAAGCGGAGCCTGCACTACCGCAGAGTCGGGGACTTTTTCGTAGCGCACGCTTTCGGGCGATACCTTTTGGACGGGGAAGAAAGACGCGATTAGGAGGGGATTAAGCCCGTCCCATTTTGAGCTAAGAACGTTCGGATCAATGGCCATTTTTCAATCGAAAACGGGCGGCATAGCGTAGAACCATGCCGCCCGATTCCGCCTCAATTGACGGGGTTTAGAGCATACGGCGACGGATGCGCATGGACTTCATGCGGCGCATCATTGCGGACGCGCTGTGAGACTTCATGCGAGCCTTGCGAATAGCAACCTTCTGCTTGGCGGAAAGATGGACCGTGCCGGAGATACGCTTGTTAATGCGCACCTTCTTACCCTTGCGGATGGCGAAGGTCTTCTTATAAACCGCGTCAAGCACGGGTTCATTTTCTTCGGCAGAGAAAACGAAATTGTCGAGGTCTTCGCCTTCGGCATCTTCGCCGTCAGGAAGATGATCGGCGAGCAGATCGCGCACGCGGTCGGCGACATCTTCGTCCCAGTCGTTGAGAAGCGCAGAGGCGTCGGACTCGGACACGCCCTTAGACGTGAGATAGTCATAGCCCGCATTGAGGGCAGCCATAATCACATCGGACTCATCGTCAGTGATTTCGCCGTCCTTATTGCTGTCGGCGATACCGACGAACATAGCGTACAAGCGATCGGCGAAGGTTTCGCCGTCCTCAAGATCATCGGTTTCGGCCCACTGCTGGAGCGAAGCGGCCGCGCGAAGGGCGATATCCGTAGCCGCATGGGCGGACATGGAATCCGCCGCATCGAGCGTCAGGGCGTTGGATTCTTCGCCGCAATCCTTGCCACAACCGTCAAGCGTGACGCGCTTGGACGGTGCGGAGCGGAGGTAGTCAGAAAGATCAAACATTTTCCGTATTTCCTTTACTTGGTAAGCGTCTGCGTGACGTGAATCTGTCGGACAGTGCCGTCGTAGCGGACCCAGTAGTCCACAACCATCGTGTCGTAGGGACGAGCCTCGGACGGCTTGACGACAAAGACATAGGCCTGACCGTTCATCATGCTGTCATTGGACGGCACAAGCCAGCCGCTCGTCTGTGCATCGGCAAAGTACTTGCTAAGGTACGTCTTCATCTTGTCGACGGCGACAGACATCGGCAGCTGGAGATAGTCCTTTGCGGCGCGCGTGACCGCATCATCAACAGAGGTCGACATATCGGCCACGGCAATGAGCTTGCGAAGCGAATTGTCCACCGAAGCACAGGTAAGCGAGTCAGTAAAGACATAGCGGCCGCCGCCCGTGTAGGACTCATAGCCGCAGGGGTTAATCTTCGCCTTGGCAAGCTGGTTCTTTTCCTTGGAATCGGCGAAGTACTGCTGCACGATGCCCGTGCGGGCAATCTGATGTTCGCGGCCCGCAATCGGGTAGTTCTTCGGAGCGAAGCCCTTGGCGTTCACTTCGGCATTGCGTGCGCAAGCGAGGGCGATATTGAGCGTAGCCACGCCGAAATAACCCTTGGGGTTGACGCCTGTCGGGTCTTCGGAAGTAAGCGGGGACCAATACGCGTGCAAAAGATGAGCGCACTTGTTCGCGCCGAAATTGAGCTGTTCGACAAACTTCACGGCAGCTTCGGGCGTGAGCTTGCCAGCAACGTCGAAGCGGAGCTGACGATTCGTCTCATAGGCAAGCTGCGCGAGCTGAGCGAGAAGCCCCACATCCTGAGAACCGCCGGACGACAGATAAGCAAAGTCATACGGGCAGTTTTGGAGCTTTTTGCGGGCGGTCACAAAGTCCGAGCTTTCGTAGCTCGTCGCACCTTCGGTAAAGCACACGAGCACGTCGGAGGTCGCCCACTTCTGAGCACCGTTGTCCGACCAGTCATAGGCGGCGCTCCCGGGCTTCACAACGGCGGCCTCACCCTTGACACCAACGCGGATTTCAACCGCATCGGTCAGGGACGTGGCGAGGTCGGGCAGGTACTTGGAGTTGCCGTAGTCGTCGACGGCATCCTCATTGAGGGAGCCCTCGAAAACGTAGAGATCAGTGCCGTTCTTATCCTGCACCTTCAGGGTGATGACATCCTGATCAGCATCTTGGCCATCAGCTTTCGTGCCTTCGGCATGGAAAGAGAGCTTAATGCCGTCGTTGAAGCATTCGAGGTGCTTCACGGCAATGAAAAAGTCCGACGGCTCCTCGTCGGAGACTTCGAACGTGTACTTGGGCGGCTCATCTTCGGTAGCCTTGATGACGGCCCACTTGATCTTGGCTTCGGCGGTCTTGACGAGACGCTGCACGACGCACTCATAAGCGCCGTTGTTCAGTGCTTCCACGACGTGCACCCATGCCTCGTTGAGTGCATTCTTGCGAATGGGTTCGCCCGAACCGAGCTTCGTGTACACATTGCCCGAATTCACCTTGAAGGGCTTATCGATGCGGCCTCGCGTGGCGCGCATCATGATGCCGAAAACTTGATCGGCATTGTCAGTCGACGGGACTTCGGAGGCGTCGCGCAGCGGGTTGAGCTGGACGCCCGGTTCCGAACCGAGCTGACGAACAAAAGCTACAGTCATTTTTTCTCCTAAGCGTTAGCGGTCTTTCGAGAGGGACGACCGCGACGACGAGGCGCAACTGCTTCGACCGTTTCGACGGCTTCGGCGGGCTCCTCCTCGGTGGATTTAACCGTTTCGGCGGCCTCGGGCGCATCAGCATCAGCTTCAGCCTCTGCGGCAGGTGCTGCGGGCTCCTCGATCTCGTCGGCCACGGCATAGCAAATCGTCGCGCCGTGAACGATGCGATTGAGCTCAGCAATCTGCTCGACTGACGACACAAGCCCCATCAACTGGTCGTGGCACTTGATTTCAAACGTCCCGACGGACTCGTCCGATGAAACATGAGCCAGTTCGATGCCTGCGGACGGGATGATGAGCGCGAACGGGCAACGATTCCGCACCGTCAGACGGATCGGAAACTCTGCATTCGCGAAGAACTCGCTGATCGGCTTGAATGCGCTCCCCTCTTGAGACAGAGAGGGAGCGCAAAGGTTGAAGGTCTTAACCATTCCTTGCGTTCCCCCTTGATCGTTAAGCAGCGTTGAGGTTGGTGACGTTCAGGAGAGCGAAACCATGAGCGCTCGGGTCATGCGGATTGACACACGTGAAGTTGCGGGCGTAGAAGCCTGCACCCTGACGGAGGTCGGCGTTGAGGCCGAGCGGCATGACGGACGGGGCAACAGCTTCGCCGAGCACGATCGGATTGCGGGCAACGTCGGGAGCGCGGCCGATACAGAGAATCTGAGCGGACGATTCCGTTTCGTTGAGCAGCTTCGGCGTGTAGTAAACGTCGTACTTCTTGAACAGACGACCGAGGCGATAAATGCCCGGGCGGGCGGAGATGCCGGACGGCTCAAAAGCAGAGAGACCCATGAGTTCAGCGGCAATCTTCTTACCCACGTAGAGGTGGGAAATGCCGTGAGACATCGTAGCTTCGGCCATCTTCTGGTCGAGTTCGCCGAGACGCGGGGCCATATCGCGCCACACTTCGGAGCGGGCGTTGTCCTGATGTTTGCGGGCTTCGCCGAAGTCGAACGCGCCAACGTTGTTCTGAGCGAGTCGCAGGCCCTTAGCAATCGCCTGATAGTGGCGTTCGTTGGCGAACTGAGAATTGATGGCGAGGACGGACTCGGAGTACGGATCAAGACCGAGTTCGTTGGTCATCTGCGTGCGGGCGTCAATGCTCTGGCGCGTGTAGGCGCGCCACGGGTTGGCATAGAGCTTGAACGTCTCGACCTCAGCGATAACGGACGGCGTGATGGAGGCGTCCTGTTCGTAGTCAATGAAGCCCTCAACGGTAACCGGGACTTCCTTAGCGAGGAAACCGCCGTCACCATCCTTGCAGAGCAGTGCATATTCGCCAGTCGTGACGTTGATCGTACCCGTGATGGAGTAAGCCTTGCCGCCAACGTCGATGCTGCCGGAGATCGGAGATTCGGCGGTGGAACCGGAGCCAACGTCATAAGCGGCGGGACGGCCGTTGACGTAGACAATAGTGCGGCCGCGCATGATCTTGATTGCTTCGCCGCTCTGGTTGCAGTGGTCAAAGTCCGTCTGGATGCGGGTAAGCTTGCCCGTCACATTGCCAGAGTCGTCGGGATTCGACGTATGGACGCGGGCGGACGTGAGGTAGGGATTGCCAGAGTTCACGCCGTCGAGCGAACCACCAACAGCATAGGCACCATGCAGCGTGCCCGCCTGATGGGACAGAATGGCGAGCTTGGCCTCATTGGAGCCGATGTCGGCAGGCAGGTAGTGTGCGAACGGAATGGCTTCCGTGAGCGTAGAGAGAATGGCCACGACGGCGCGGTTCGGCTGCAGAGAACCATTGTCAGAGTGGTTCGAATCTGCGGAGTCGAAGTGGTACTGTCTGTGGGCAAGATTCGTCGTGGCATAGGCGGAGTGGAAGGCCTGCTCGATCACGTCAGCCGGAGCAGCCATGCCGTGTGCCGTTTCGTAGGCCTTGCAGCCGTCGAGAATGGCGCGCGTCAGGAGGTTGCGCTCGGCATCGTCCTTGGCTTCATCGAAAACAGCTGCAATCGTGTCGGGGACGGCAACGCCCGCATTGGCCTTGATGTTGGTTTCGACAAATTCTGCACCAGCGGCGGAGTCGAAAACGTGCTGTTCGTTGTCGGAGGCGGCTTCGGAGAGGCCCTTAACGAACTTCTGGACTTCGGCGGTGCTGCGCTTGAAGTATTCAGTCATTTTTCCTTCTTTCCATGAAAAAATTGGAGACTTTTCGGCACTACGCCGATACAGCCCATTTTCAAACTCACGGAAAGAAGGAAATCGCGGTTTTTTCCTATTTTGAGCGTTTAGCTTTTAACCTTGCGGCGGGCGGCAATGTCAAGCTCATCACGGCGGTGACAGACATAGCGCACCGTAAAGGGGGGAATGTTTGAGACGGTTTCCATCGTCACGATTTCATAGGCCAGTTTTGCGCAGTCGGGATGTTCGCCCAAGAGAAGATAAACCACATCATGATTTTTCAGGTCAAAGTAGTCATCGTCGGACGCCTGCGCCTCCAACTCGATCAGGAAACGGAATTCACCACTCGCGCCGATATTCGCGTCTAGAGCGTCCACCATGGGCGCGGGCTGGAAGGTTTCGGCGGGCAGTGCGTAACCGTTCCCCATGTATTCGTAGTCGTAATCTTCCTCGTCGCCCGAATCGATCACGCCCATGCCGCCGAAGGTCGGCTTCCCTGCCGCCTCATCGTCTGCCTCGCGGAGCGTGTGTTTGCGGAAGATTTCACAGTTGAACGTGTTCGGATGGTTACGCACGACATTGCGCGTCAGGCGGTTGAGTTGGTTCGGTACATTCCACAGCATGATGAGTTTCCTTTATTCGCCAGCGGCGGCAAAGAGGGTGTCAGCCTGCTCCGCCGTCAAGCCGTATTGCTTGATGAGCAGTTGGACCTTCGGATTTTTTAGAGCATTCTGGGAGGAATTTGCTCCTGCAGCGCGGGACGCTCCCGCCGTCTTTGCGGGCTTTTTCGTCTCTTGGCGGCTAATGTTTTCTGCGGCGCGGGACCGACGCTTGAGCGAGATTCCACTGTGAGACTCGGACCATTTTCGCTCCTCCTCTCGCTGCCTCTGTCGCTTTTCCTTCGCTCGAAGGGCACGCGCATCAGCCTTTGCCTGCTCTTCGGCATTGCGAATGGCGCGAGGATTCTTGACCTCGCGTACCTTGTTCGCTTCCTTTTGGGTGATTTGAGTGCGCGGATCGTCGCGCATATTCTCACCGTCATAGGCTTTCAGGTGCTTGATGAGAAAGCGAAGGACTGCGGGCGAATGCAGGAGTTCCGTCATCACGCGGATAACGTGCTTGCAGGCCACGCCCTTCAAGCCCGGATTTCGGATTTTCGGATAGCCCGTTTCGGGGCGTCCTGCATAGAAGCCGCCAATCGTAGCGAGATAACGGAAGTAGTAGCGGTGGCGTTCGCAGTCGCACTCAAAGGCGACCTTCCCCTTTCGGAGATTGTCCGCCACTCGACGGTAAGCACCTTCATCCTTTGACGAAATGCCTGCTAATGCACCCAATGCGTTCTCCCACTCTTTGAGACGCACCAGTACCACGTGGCGACTTGCGCGGGATTCACCTCCACTGGGCGTAATGAATCGCAGATCACCGCCCACGGCGGACACCAAGATGGCGGATGTGATTTGCCGTCGTGCCTTGTCAACGTCCGACCTAACGCCGCTTCTCAGAGCATCGGCGGCGGCGTAATTGAGCGGCCTGCCCTTCGCAAGATTCAACACCTGCTGCGGAGTAATGCCGCCCTGCGATTGCGTCGCGGCAATGGCGTTGCCCACGTTGGCGCGGAATGTCGCCAAATCTTCGGGCTTGAGTGCGCGGAGCTTGCCGCCCAAAGTGGTAAGCAGGTTGCGATTCAGCTTATCACCCAGCACCTCATTTCGAGAAAGAATCGTAGAGTTGACAGTTTTCGCGGCGCGTTCGCGGGCCTCAAGGTCCGCTTTCATCTTTGCAGCAAATTCGGTGTCATGCCCCTTGATCTTGCCTAGCCAAGAGGCCTTGGGCATTTTCGGGGCCGTCGGTGCTTTCGGTGCGCGAGGAATGGTGACTTTGATTGCCATAGTTACGCATCCAACCACAGAGGCGCGTAGTTCTCGCGCAAATCTGCCTGAGACTCGAACCCCGTCTTGCGCTTGATGCGGATGAGTTCGCGTTCACTGGGTAGCACAATCACTTTCTGCGGCAATGCCTGATCGAAAGAGTCGATGCCCGCCGCCGCCATTACGCACAGATATTCATCCCTGCGCCCGTACACACGTCGAGAGACAAGAGAAAGGTCATAGGCTTCATCAGGTTTAGTCGCGTAGAAAATGGCGTTTCGATCCCATTGCTTCGCGGAAAGCGCAAACTTGCGGACTTCCCGAAAGAAAGCGGCGGCGGCGCGCGTATCGGTGTCAATCATCCTAAAAGCCCTCAAATCGTCATGAGTACGGAATTCCCGCGCAAGATGTCTAGCATCGTCTCAGTCATCACTACGGTGTCTTGAATCTCGCCCGCGCGAACGGCGTAAAGGCACGTCGCCAGCACGGCCAGCTGGGCGTTAGTGATGTTGGCGTTCACGCGGAATTTCTTGCCGGACTCGTTCATAGTGTCGAACTCAATGGCCGAATCCGGATTCGTTCTTACGGCTCTATCGCCAAACGAAAGGCGCGTAGAGAGGCCGTCGGTCGAAACGCCGTTGCGCATCGCAAAGTAGGCGTCAATCGCATCAGGCAATTCCTTTTCCGAAAAAAGCTTGTCGCACGATACGGCGGAAGAATTGGCGATCACCATGCAGTCGCCCACGCGGTCCTGCCTGTAGCCCGATTCAACCGAAACGGCGAGAATGCCCGACGTTTCGTCATAGGCACTGAAAACCGTTGCAGGCTGCCCGCCGTAGCCTGAGATTGAAGCCTGAACTTTTATCATTCCACGTCATCCCTGTCGGGAGCCTCGCCTACAGCGTTTTCATAGCCCGTCGGATGGCCCGCAATGGTCATCTGTTCGACAATCGGGTAGCCTGCAGGGTCATACTCGTCGCCTGGGATGCCCTTGCCGTCATGCGGCTCCCCTTCCCTCGGACCACTGATGAGCGGAATCGTACACTTGAGCGTCAAGTCGACTGCCAGCACGGTCAGATTGTTCGCTTCGGTAGGCGTGAGAGGTGCGAGGGCTTCAGTCGTTTCGAGCTGCGCGGGGTAGCGCACGCGGAATCCCGCGTACTCGTAATCAACCCAAAAACGGCGGTTTTCCACGGCGTCGACGAATAGGAGAAACTGCGCCGCGATACTGCGGGCGGTAGGCTCATCAGAAGCGAAGATTGCGCACTGCACACGCACATCAGAGGCGACAGTGCGCACCTTGAAAACGCGCCTCTTTTCATCATCGGGGAAGCTCATATAGTCCGCGTTGGCGACCTGTCTGCCGTAGTCGCGCCCGGTTGGCGTCACGTCTCGCGCGAAGGCAACAAGGATCACGGGTAAGTTGTGCGGGCGCGTGTTGGAGCCGAAGTCCTTTTGAATGTCGGCGCGCAGATACTTAGCCAGCAGGTCCTCGGCCATGTCAATCATGCGGGCGGGCGCAAGCATCACGGCGTATTTGAAAGGACGGCGGCAGTACTCGGCCATAGGCTTAGTCGTGGGGACCAACTGATCGAAAAAGCGGCCCATGTAATGCCCGAAACCTACCTTGAGTTCTTGAAACATCTTGCGCCCTCCCAGCGATTAACGGCCCAAAAGGCGGTCGAAAACGGGGTGCGCGGCGCGAAGGTCCACGTCCGTCGGCTTTTCTTCTTCGGGCTTCTCGAACTCAGGCAAACGCACGCCGTTGAAACTGCGGAAATACGCGGCATCGGAGCGCATTCGATCTGCGGCGGTGCGGCCTGCACTCACGGTGCCGAAACTCACGGAATCAAGGGCCTCCGCAACGTCGCGCCCGGTAGCGGCAGCAGAAAGGAGCTGTTCATTTTCCGCCGTGAGTTTTTCGATGCTTTCATTAGCAACGTCGAGGGCAGTCTCGTAACGCTTGACAAGCTCCATAACGCCGCGCAACTGTTCGCCTTTAATGGCGGCTTCAACATCGTCAAGCGTCATGCCGTCGCAGTTCACGCCGTCGAGAGTCCAACCGCGATTAGTGGAGTAGTTCGGCTCCAAAACATAGTCGAAGCCGTAGAAGGCGGGCGCGGCCGCGTCAATTGCGGACGAAAAGCCGCCCACGCGGTTCATAAAGAGACGGGAGGCAATCTTGCCCGAGTCGGTGTCAAGGAATTCCGCCTTATGTTCAATCGTGCCGTCAGGATAGGCGCGAAGGAGCGTCGTAACGAGTGCAGGCTCCACAACAGCGGGCTTGCCGCCCTCGATGCCGCCTTCTGCCGGGTAAATGCCGAACTTCTGCCGCGGCCAATGGCCGTAGTACCCCAACATATCGCGCTTGCGAACACGCTCCTGACAGGCAGGGGAATTGATTGCCTTGACGATGGCGGCAATGTCGAAATTTCGGTCCTTGCCACGATAGCGGCGGCCGCGATCCTTGAGGTTGTAACTGATGATTTTCGTTTCCATGATTAGCCTGGGCGTCTATGGTGAATGTCCACTGATTATCAAGCCGCGAAAGGCAGCGGCTCCCGCCGTTTTTCCGCCGCGAACAGACAAAAAAAAGGGAGAAGCCCAAAGGCCTCTCCCTTCCCAATCGCACTCTATACCACCCGTATGGATTACTCATACGTACCATGATTACTGGCCCTCATGGCGCACAGGAAACAACACTTTTCGAGCGATCACGCGCCCCCGCGCGTCGAAACTACTGGAGAGGCGTTGCCGCCCCTCCGTAGCTCGTCGATCACTGTCTAGCGGATAACCCTATGACAAGGAAGATCTTACCGCAAAGAAAAAATCCCGCAGGGCTTTTGCGGTATCCGCGGGCAAAAAAATGAGGCCGTGATGTGAGGCGGCCTCAAAAGGGACAGAGCTGTGTTTGCACAGGGTTATGAGCAAGCGTGGAAAGGCTCATACACAACTAGGGTAGCACCTTTCCGAAAACCCGCAGGACTTTTGCGGTATCAAATAAAAAACGGGCGAACGCGCCAACGTCCACCCGTTCGGTCTTTTCAAGGGGCTAAGCACACATCTTAGCTTGACGCCCATATTAGCACAGCTAAAGCCCCTCGATGTCCGAGAAAAGGCTGTCGGCCACGTGCATTAGCTTAGACGCCTGAGTGTCGCCCGTCTTTGCCGCCGTGTCTGCGGCCATGTACGAACAGTTCTCAAGAAAGGCGAAGCTCATGCAGTCAATCATGTCAGGGGATTTGATCCCCTCTTGACGCATCTTCTCTTTCGTCTCGATGACATAGCGCAGTGCGCCCGTGTCGGAAAAGTGATAGGGCAGGCGGGTAGCTTGGTCGATGATCTTTTCTTTGGTCCGCTTATCGAGTTTCATGCGGATCACTACGCGGCCTTGTCGAACGGCGTCACGGAAGCGCACCATTGCGCACGCGCGGAGGTTGTAAAAGCGTCCCCGGTACTCGTTTTTAAAACACGGCTGGCCCCAGTTGATTTTGTTCACCTGTCCGCCGTCACGCTCGATCATCTGGTTCACCATTGCGCCAATGCCGCCATTGTCCACATAGAGCGAGGAATTCGAGTAGCGGCCCGTCTGCTCCTTCAGTTCGCCCGCCAAATCAATCGCTTCCTTGTCATTGGAATTGAGCGGCAGGGCTATGAACTCGACGCGTCGGGCGTAGGGTCCCTGATCCTCTGAGCCGATAACTTTGGCAATCCAAATCACCGACTCGTCGCGGTATTCGCCTAGGGCAACGTCGCACAGTACGACATAGCCGAAAGGCTCATCGTCGCCGATAATCTGACGGTCCTCGTAAACGCGCTCAATGTCCACGCGCGTCATCAGTACGTTAGATGTCGACTGAGCAAAAAGCCCCAGCACGCGGATTTGGTACTCCACGGAATTCCGCCCGCCAGCCTCCAATTCGCGTGCGTGTAGCCAGTCGGCGGTAACGAACGGGGACCGCTCCGACGAAAAGCGCAGAGCCTCCCAGATACCGCCGTTTTTCTTGGCGAGCGTGTGATGAGTGTCGTAGAAAAAGCCCGCGCACCTTGTGCCCTGGGACGCCAGCAACGTGCGGTTGGCTCCCTGAGTCTGAGTACCGTTGATAACGTCAAAATGCTTGTCGGAAACGCCTGACGCTTCGTCGACGATGATGAGCTGCATATAGCGGTGCTTACCCGCAATACTCGTCGCCTGCCCGGGCTGTAACGCCAACTGATTGATAAACCACTGAGACTCATAGCCCTTGACGTAAACCATGGTTTTCGTGATTTCGTAGTAGTCATTGATCCATGCGTGCGGCCCGTTGGCTATCTGCAGGCGGGTATCCTGCATTTCCTTCCATACGCCATTGGCAACCTGTTGCACCACAGGCGCGCCGATGTACGTGTTGGATCCGATTTCGATTTTTCCCTCATAGATTGCGACGGGATGGCACAGCAGGTGCCATAACGCCACTCGCGCGAAGGCGGCGGTCTTGCCCGTGCCCGTGCCAGATACCACGGAAACGCGTGCATTCTCGCAACGCATGGCCTGAAATAGGTCTATCTGGTCCCCAGAGGGGATAAAGCCAGTACACTCAATGGCGAATTTAAGCGGGTCCGCGTGGTAGCGGTCCACAAAATCCTGATAACGGGGATCATCAAAGATGTTCCCTTGTTTCTTGCCTCGAACTGCCATTACTCGCCGTCCTTCTCAATCACAACGGCGTCTACTACGCCGTCATCTAAGCCGCGTTCACGGTCCACAATCGCCTGACGTTCGCGCGCGAGGCGCATTTTTTCGTTGTAAATGCGCAATAGCTGTTCGGTCGAGACGGCCTCGACGGTCTTTTCTTCCTCTTTCTCTGCAAACAGTCCGAGTGCCTTGGCTAGCATTTCGGTTGCCTTTTCCTTCGCGCGGACGATGACTTGCGGACCTTCCTTAGTCAAGACATAGCCGCCATAAAGTTGACGCGCCCCCGGTGACAAAGTGCTTGTGTCGGGCGGCGGCGTGTAAACCTGTCCTTCGCCGTGGCAGACGGTGCAATCGGCGTTAGGGGCGACATTAGGGTCCACGAACGTGAAGGCGGTGGCGGGCGGGAATTCGCCGATATCTTCGCCGTCGGGGCCGCCCAGCATTTTCAGGCGCAAGCGATTGTGCTGCGCCTTTTCCTTTTCGTAGCGTTCCATGGTCATCTGCGGCGCACCGTCTTCGGACCAACAATACGGGCACGGAATGTGCCTGATCGGCATAAGTTCCCCCACGTCGCACGCAACGATGTCCACCAACAGTTTCACCATGGCGTCCGCGTCCACGCCTAACGCAAAACAACGCTTTTCGACGGCTGTGCGAATAGCCGATTGGACGGCGGGGCGTTGAAAGGTGCGGGCAATGTGTCCCTTCGCAAATCCCGCCGCCCGAAAGGCGCGGGAGGCGTTGAAGTCCTTCAGGTACTCCGAAACGAGAACCCGCTCCTTTTCGGACAAGCCGCCATTTGGGTCAAACTCTGGCGGCGCAGCGAGGGCGGTTTCCACCCCTTCCGTTTCTTGTCTCGCAACGGTTTTAGGGTGTTTCTGTTTCTCGTTTCTCTGTTTCTCCGTTTCTCTACGATGAGAAACAGAAACGGGAGAAACGGTCTTGGTCCACTTCTGTGAACGGATCTTGTTTTGAACGGCTTGGCGCGTCATCGGCAGGTTGTACTCTTTCACGAGCCAGGCCGCGCCGTCGCGAGGGTCCTGCTCCCACAGCTTGCGGATTTTCGCCCAGTCAATACCGCTCATTCATCCCTCCCGTCATCCTCGAAAAGTTCGCCCTGTCGACTGTCACGGCGGATATGCTTGCATTCCATGTGAAAACGTTTGAGCTTGGCGCGGCTTTCACGGGCGGCCATGACGCAGCGTTCGACGTTGCGCAGCAAAGTTGCGCCGCCGCGCATTTCCTCAAAGGATTCGTTTAGCTCCCTGAATTTGGTCAGGGCCGTGTCAACTTCAAACACTTCGCCGATACAGGTTTCGACTGCGCCGTCGATAGTCTGCATCCGGTCGTTGCAACGGCGGATGACCTGCATGTCCCGTTCGCGTGCGCTTTCCCATTCCTGAAGGAGCCACGCGCTAGTTTCACGCTCCTGGGTCATGCGCGCGCCCGTGTCCCAGTCTGCGGATAAGCCGAAAAGGTAGTCGATGGAAACCTGATAGATGCGCGCGGCCTTTGCGATTACGACAAGCGGGACCGTTTTGGAGTTAACGGCCCTTTCCATTTTCGAGAGTTTGGAGGAATTGCGATAGCCGAATAATCTGGCCGCTTCCTGTTGGCTCATGTTGTTGAGTTCCCGCGCTTCCTTGAGGCGGGTCCCGATTGTCTTGACAAGTTCGGCGTTTTCGTGTCGGTTTTGCTCGCTGGTGCGCACGTGTAATTACCTCCTTTTCGGAGCCTTTCCTATCCTGCCGTGCTTATGAGAATGTCCACGCCGGGGGTATCTGCGTACCCTTTGATGACGTGACAATCGGTTACCTGTGAATCGTCGGCGTAGATTATGCCATTTAGCGCATCAAGAATCGCCTTGCCAAGGTTATCGGCATCAGGCTTGGTGATGTGCGGGTATGCACCTGAGAGCGCGGCGGCGCGTTTCTTTTTCGTCCATGATTGCGGGACGGAAAAGGCCGCGCGGATGGTGACGCGGACAGCAGCGGGCTTTTCGACAAGGCCAAAGCCTGCTGCCAGCATCGCTATCTTTGCGGCCTGGGCGATTGTGCGCTCATAGTCTGCGGTCTTGGCGGGCGTGTATGCCCGTGCGTGCCCGCCCCTCATGCATACGCGCGGGCGGGCTTTTCCGACGGGTTCGATGTCCACGCGAAAGGCAAGCGCATCAGGCAAACCGAGCACCTCCCATGAAGAAAAACCACATTGCCCAGAGGGCGACGGCAGCAAGGATTGCGCACAGGATTTTTTCGGCCAATTTCTGATCCTCCTTCCAAAGAATGAGCAGGACAAAGGCGACTAGGTAAACCGAAGTGATGATGATGTACGTCGTATCGCTATCGCTCAATGTCCGCTCCAAATACTGATAAGTTCCCGCGCCGCATTGAGCGTCAGTCGCAGGCCCGACGCGGCCATGTAGTACACGGTTGCGAAGGGCAGAGAAATCATCGTCATCGCCCACCAACCGAAAAGGAACAAGGTCTTAGTAAGTTTCCGTCTCATCAAATGATTTCCTTGAGATACATCCACACGCCCCAGAGCAGGGCGCACATGGGCACGACAAGCATGAAAATCCGCGCGATAAAAGCGAGATAGCCCGCGTCGTGTCGGTCAAGATACTGAGACAGGAAACCGAAGAAAATCACGACGAGAACAGACAAAACAAACGCTTCGCCAAAGTATGACGGCATCACTTACTCCCGTCGAAAATGTTGAAACTCATGGTTCTAATTCTCCCTTTCGGCTTGCAGGCAGGGCGCGCACGGTTTCCTGATAACGCTCCCCGAGTCTTTCCCGAAGGATCTTTAGGGCGCGCTCTCGCTGCTCGATCCGTTCGGGCGCGGCGGGCTTGAAGCGGGCGCACATACGCGAGGGATTTTCGATTTCCTGCAGGACGTTCCATGGTCCACCCCGTCTTTCCTCATGATCGCAGTAGCCGCGCCCCGTGACGAAAAGCCATTGAGGCGTGCGCTCGGATCCTGCGAGATAGTCGCAATCAAGACATCGGACGGGCTTCACTGGATGCCTCCGGTAGCTTGAATCTTCGCTACCCATGCGTCATGAACTTGACGAGCAGCATCAATGCGCAGACTGTCTCGGCGGGCTTCAGGGAAACGCCACGCCACGGCCACGCCCGAGAAAATCCCGCGTGACGCCTGAGTGACGTAGGTGGGGGCGCGCTCCCCGTGCGGGACATCGAGCTTGCGCCCGCGCCGCGTTTCGATCCTCCACCACTCGCCTGAATGGGACTGAAGGAGCGTGACGCGCGGATAGCCTTGACGGCCAACGCTCTCATGACGGATTTCGGCACAAGCTTCGTCGGTCATTCTCGCTCCCTCCGCGCCTTTTTCAGTCTTTCGATTTCGAGGTCCTGGGCGCGCAACTTCGATTCGAGTTTTTCAATCGCTTCGGAGATTTTTTCCACTGCGTCATCTATGGCTTTCTCCTCCTTTGAGACGCAGGATATGCCCCCCATTCCGACTATCACCACTACGCCCAAAACGATGAAATAGACGCACAAAACAATCGAATCGTCGCTCACTAAAAGCTCCTTAAAACGTCAGGCCGCCATAGAACGCGCTAGAACGCGCTTCACAGTCTCGGATATAAGAACAGTCACGGAAGGTTCGCCGGGCGCGTCTATGCGCCTCCATGCCCTTCCTGAGGGGTTATCGGGTTCACAGCTCCCGCCGCAGCTCGTCGATTTCCTGCTCAAGCCTCCGGACACGCACATCGAGGCGTTGATTTTCCTTTTCGAGCATTTCGACGCGGCGTTCCAGCGCGTCAAGCCTTTCGGAAAGGCGCACGGTCCTTTCTTCCGTCGCCCTCTCGAAGTCCTTAGCCCGTTTACTCATTCGGTTGGCGTAGTCCATGAGCGTCCGCACGGGAAGCGGCTTGTAAATGCCGTAAGCAGCTACGAATCCGCCAACACCGCACAGGGCGCAAAGGACGGCGCGCAATTCATCGTTCATTTTTCATCCTCCATACGGGCGCCCTTCTGCCGCCCAGTACTTTCTCATCGGTCCACCCTCGACGAAAGAAGGCGGAAAACGGTCGCCTGCAGTTTGTCTACCTTCATGCGCAGGATGTTCACTTCCCTCCGCAGGTCCTGTACTTCCTTAGCGGACCTGTACTCCCTGAGGGCCGCCCAAAACAGGTAGAAGGCGGTCGCCCCGAAGCCGATTCCGACTAGGAAAAACCTCATCTTTTCTTCGATCAAAATAGGTCCTCCGGTGCCATATCGGACACGTTGTGTGCGCGGCGATAGTCCGCCCAGGGGAAAGACACGGTGTAACTGCGCTGGCTCACTCGCGAAGCGACGCGCCCGCCGCAGCACTTCCCCAATTCCTCTTCGTTCATGTTCGTGCAGATCACGGTAGGCAGTTGCCTGTCCCAACGCTTGTCGAGGATTTGCTGGAGGCGTTTTCTTTCGGCGTCGGTCCACGACTGCACGCCCAGTTCATCTATCACGAGAACGGCGACAGCGGAGAGTGCGCCCATGATTGCGGGCACGGGCACGCCCGAGTCACGCCCGTTAACCACGTCAAAGAAGTCAACGGCGGACACGTAAGCACCGGGCACGCCTAAGTCTTTGCAACGGCCGAGAATGGCGGAAGCGAGGTGCGTTTTCCCCGTGCCGTATCCCCCATGCAGGTAAAGCCCTAAGCCCGCGTTACGTCCCGTGCGCAGTCGTTCGGGCAGTCCTTCCGCGAAGCGGCGGCAGGCGTCAACGGCCTTCGCCTGTCCGCGCACGTTGACTTTGTAGCCGTCAAAGGTGGCGGACGGCATGGGGTTCTGAACGTCAAGCACGCCCAGGCTCACAAGCTTGGCGTAGGCGGCCTTGTACGGATCCGATTTCATGAGCAGTTGAATCGGCGGGCGGCTGGCCTCGAAACAGAGGTCGCACGTAACACGCGGCCACGTCCCGTCGTGGCGGCAAAACTGTACGATGTAGCGCGTCCCGTGTTTCGGGCAGTCGTAAGTCACGGTGCGGGTCTGGTACTTCTGTCCAGCGAAGATCACCGTCCCTTCAGGGGATTCGGCGGTCAAGGTCTTGAAAGTGTGGTTTGTCATTGCGGTCATGTCGGTTTCTCAGTCAATGCAACGTCAAGGCCTCATCGAACGGCGGAACATCGTCCTGATGCGGCGAGAGTGCGGCTATTTCTTCGGGGGTCAGGGGCGTCAGGGCTTCGTCGATGTCCTTTTGCGTAATCCCGAAGCCCGGATTGCGGGCGCGTTCTTCGGCGGAGAGTTCGCGCGTGAAGCCCTGCGGCGCGGCGGTAGCTCTGCCGCCCGTGCGGCTAAGGCGATTGACGACCCATTCCGCCTCAAAGCCCGTCCATTGCGCGTCGATCATCATCAACAGGGCGTCCTCGAACGTGAAGCCGTACTTGGCGGGAACCCGTTCGGCTTGTTTGCGGATGCGGTCGAGGATGAAGGGCGTTACCTGTGCCCGCTTCGCCTTGCGGAGGGCTAACCACTCGGTCCACACCTGATCGCTCACGTCGTCGGGTTTTTCGGGGGTTTTGCGCGTGGTCCGCTTAGCGGGCGCACTTTCTTTGTTTATTTCTTTATTACTAGTGACTAATAACTCTTGACTAGTGACTAGGTTTTTTTTTGCTTCGGTTTGGGTTTCCCCCGTAGAAGCGGTGGGTTTCGTTTGGGTTTCCGTTGGGTTAGCCGTGGCTTTCTTGGGGCGGCCCCCTTTACTGCCGTTTCGCCTGTTTTTCTCTGCGGTAGCGTGGTAATCAATGATTTGCTCAGTAATCGGCGGGTAAACCCAGCCGTCGCCGCAACGAACAAACAGCGCATCTAGGATCGCCAACGCCTTCTTTTCGGTTTCCCCGTGGAAAGCCAGAGAAACCCACTGGGTTGTTATGGGTTTTTCGGTGATTGTGTAGCGGTCGAACAGGCGGGAGGCGATGCCGACGGACTCAAGGTCAAGCCCCTGAGTCAAGATGGCAAAGTCACCCACAAAGTGGCGGTAATAGATCATGAGACCTCCTATCGGCGTTCCCGCTTTTTGGAGAGTGCGAGGATTCGGCTAGCCTTGCTGCTAACCATCGTCGGGTCCACCTGCGTCATCCTGCAGAACGCTTCAAGATGAGCGTCGCTCACCTCGCCCGTCCTGCACCACTTGTGAAGCGTCACGCGGCTAACGCCGATGAGCTTCGCAAAGGTTGACTTGTCGCACCCGATTTTCTGAATGGCAATGTCTACGTTTGTCATATTGGGTCCTTCTTCCCTCCGAGTAAACTTCTCGGATACGTTCGTCCCGTAGATTAGCACAAATCTAACCAGTGGTTTACTAACGGCTGTAAAGTTTTTGTTTACACTGTCTCTACTAACGGTTCACGGAGTGCGGTAGTTGCGCACGGGAGATAAACCATGACTTCAGTTCAAGAACGCATCAAGAGCCTAGTCAGGGCGGCCGATATGCCCGTCCGGACCTTTGCCGAAAAAATCGGCGTCTCTAATGTCTCTGTTTACAAGTGGATGAGAGGCGAGTCTGTGCCTCAGGGAAAGCAGCTTGAAGCCCTTTGCGAGTTCACTGGGGCCACGCCCGCCTGGGTCATCTATGGCGACGGTAATGCGCCCCAAGGGCAGACAATCGCCATTGATGACGAAACGATCTCCATCCCGCTCCTAGACGTTCGCGGCTCGTGCGGCGGAGGCTCCTACCCTGCGTGCGAAAGCATGACGGCACTCATCAGAATGGTGCGCGTTACCCTCGAATTCATCAGGAAGTTCGCGCCCAGTGCCAATTTGCGCGGCCTACATCTAGTGACGGCCACCGGGGACAGCATGGAGCCGACAATCCGCGCTGGCGACGCGATTCTCGTTGACTCCACCAATACGACGATTACCTCCGACGGCATCTATGCCATACAGTTCGAAAACGGGATTTTCATCAAGCGGGTTCAGTGCCAGCCCGTCGGGGTAATCCTTGTAAGCGACAATAAGCTGTACTCGCCTATTGCCGTCACCGACACGTCAACGCTAAAGGTCATCGGGCGTTGTCATGTCGGTTTCTGCATCAAGCCCATGTAACTACAAAACCCACACATAACCCAACCGAAACCGCTCCCGCCTCATAGAACCGCCCAAGCCTAGGCCCCCGCCTAGGCTTTTTTTTTTCGCTCTCTGCGCGTAAACCCCAGCCTAACGCCCTCCCTTTGATCTAGCTCAACGGTTTGCAATCTTGATGTGAACCCACGGTTTACTTCATTTGCAAACTGTGCTAGATTGCGGTTTACGGAATGCGAACCAAACCTTCGCACTGCGAACATGAAAATTCTCGGCGTTTAGCTACGTCGGGGACTAGGCGAGAAAGGCCACTGCGAGAAGAGAAATTAGCCGCCCGTCGACCTAGTAGTCGTTAAGGGCGCGTATGAAAAGTACGCAGGACGGCTGGAAGGTATCTTCCAGTGCGGTTGGGATGGGGACCACCTAAGAGCGACAAAACGCCTCGCCCAGGAGGCTCGATCGAGAACAGCCAGAGTGAGGCAACGGGCATCGACGCCCCGAGCGGCAGAGCATTGAAAGAATGCATCCGCGTCTCGATCGAGAAGGCCGAATCAAGCCCCTTCATCTTCCCTTTTCCTTGAATACCGAGTCATCGACTTAGATGAGGGGGTTTGGTTCAGCTTTCACGGGAGAACAACATGGCCTATGACCACAGCGTCACCACTGACGCGATAAACCGACTGCGCTTAGAGGCGCAAAAGGACGGACGCCCACGCGAAGAAGATTTGAACGACCTGCAGAAGAATACGGGGGAGTCTCAGAAAACCAACTGCCTTCTGAGTCAGTACCTGACGAACAGCAATCCGTGGACACACGGAATCTGCAGGAAAGACACCCTGAAGGATAAACGAGCTTTCACTCTGAACTAATGCTAGCCCTCGCACACGCCGGGGGCTTTTTTATCGCCGTCTCGCGGGATGGCTACTAGGAGAACAACGATGACAAAAAGTGACTTCGACGTCAGGCTTGCGCATTACCTGCGTTCGGTCGGCCGCGAGACCTGCTGCGAGAACGACGTGCATGAGTTCGCGCTCATGAGCATCGCGAACGCTGCGGCGCTCGCTTTCTACATGAAGACTGAGCCGACCGTCATCCGCAGTAACGCTGCGGAACGGTACGAGCAGGTCGCCTGCAACGTCCAGTGCGTCCTGGACGAACTTCCGTAACGACTTCGAGGGCAAACGGCGTGACGCAGATGCGCCGGACCGTCGGTTTTGCAAATTGGCCCACGGTTCCCAAAGTGCGGAGCGTCTGCACTAAGAACTCCGCTGTAACCTCCGCGCTCCCTCACTTCCTTTTCGATCACTTAACCCGCCCAGTGTGAGGCATGACTATGACGATGTTTGAACACCTTCCCCGCTTTCTTCGTGGTTCGTCCGCCGACGAAATCGGCACGGAACCGCTCGACGCCCGCGTCGATGAGGCGAACAACCGCCTCGCGGACGTGATGCTGCTCGGCATCGCCGTCGCTGCCGCTCTGGGCGTTTTCTTCCTCTCTTGATAAGGAGTTCGCTATGGCACTGTATGGACCCGATTCCCCTCCTGATGAATGGTGGGGGACCAATGACGTGCGGATTGAAGATGATGTGATTTTCGATCCTGTCGAAGTCACCTTCCGCTCCCCGTTCATGTCGGACGCCGAAGCGTCCGCGTGTCCGGACTGCTGGGTCCCCTTCTCGGAATTCAAGCGGCTCAATCTCTTTCAGTACTTCGACGATGCTCAGAGTCTGATGGACGCAATGGACATCGTGTACCGCCGCGAAAAGGAGCTTGAGAGTCTGAATCGTTGCGACGAAACGCTCACGCGTGAAGCCCGTGAAGCCCGCCTTGAGGAAGAACGCATTGCCCGCGCTTCTACGCAAAGGAAGGCGGCATGAGCGAGCGTGACGGACTGAAGATCATCGACCAGCTCCCGCTCGACTTTGACAGAAAGGCGTGCCCGTCGAAAGGCGGCGCGCCTTTTTCGCGTCTGCTCAAGGCGGCTGCTATCGCGGCCGCACTGGGCGCGCTTTTGCTCATCCTCGCGCGCGGCTCATGGTCCCACTAGCACACAACCACCCCCAATCCACAAACCACAAATTTGAGTTTTTTCATCATGGCAAAAACTGAATTTCTTCCCGCGCCCAAGAGCGCAGACGAGGCCTTCGCACTGGCCGACCTCCTCGCGAAGTCCGAACTCCTTCCCAAGGATTTTCGAGGCAAGCCCTCGAACATCGTGATCGGCATGATGTGGTCCCACAATCTGGGCATCCCCTTCCTTCAGGGTATGCAGTACATCGCCGTCGTGAACGGCAAGCCCTCCATGTACGGTGACGGCGCGCTTGCCGTCGTGATGGCGTCTGGACTCGTCGAGGACTTCAACGAGCAGGTGATCGCAACTCAGGACGGCAAGCTGTGCGCGATCTGCACCGTCAAGCGTCGCGGCATCGCCTCGCCTTTCGTCCGACAGTTCACCCAGCGTGACGCGGAAGTCGCCTTCCTTTGGAACAAACAGGGTCCGTGGAAACAGTACCCGAAGCGAATGCTTCAGATGCGCGCCCGCGCGTATGCCTTGCGTGACGCCTTCCCCGACGTGCTTTCGGGCATGGGCATCGCCGAAGAACAGCAGGATGTGGCCGACTCCCTCGCCACCCCTGGGGCCGCCGTTTCGGCGACTGCACAGGAAGCCGCCGCGCCCGCCCGCAAGATGCCGCGCCGCAAGAGTGCGCCCAAGCCCGCGCCCGCGCCTGAACCCGCGCCTATCGTTCATGAAGATGTGGAGGATATCGAACCGATCGCCGCGCCCGCCCCTGAGCCTGAACCCGTCGAAGCCGTCGAGTCCGACGGCGGCGAAGCCTCTGCCGCGCCCGTCGAGGATGAGGCTCCCGCGCCTGAAGTTCCGTCCATTGAGTGGCGGTCCCGCATCGAGGCCGCTGGCTCCTACGACGAACTCAAGGACGTGTGGCACAGCCTTCCCGCTTCTCTGCGCGCCGACACTGAAGTGACGCGCGCTTTCTTTGACCGTCGTGACGCCCTTGCGGTCGCCGCAAAGGGAGCCTGACATGAGGGCCGGAATCATCCTGACGGGTAAGCCGATCGAGGTTGATTTCGATGAGACTAAGCACGTGTACGCCACCCCTGAAGGCGTGCGCGTGCCGTCCGTAAGCGAGCTGCTACGCCCGCTTACGGCATCTGTCTACAGCGAAGTCGACCCCGAAGTTTTGCGCCGCGCGGCCGAATTCGGCACGGCGGTTCATGCCTGCACCGAATTTCTTGACGCGGGCGACCTTGATGAGGATTCGATTGATCCCGCGTGGGCCTCCAGCCTTGACGCTTACAAGGCGTTTTTGCGTGACTGCGCGCCCGAATGGAACGGCGTCGAGTTGCGCCTCGCGTGCGAGCGTTACGCGGGCACGCTGGACCGCGTTGGAACGATAAGGGGCGAAACGTGGATTGTGGACCTCAAAACCACATCAACGATTCATGACCATGTAGGCGTGCAACTTGCCGCCTATGAGGCCCTGTACCGCGCGCATCACCCAGGATTCCCCGAAACCGCCGAAATCAAGCTAGCCGCCCTGCAACTCAGGAAGGACGGCACCTATCGTCTCGTTCAGTTCGGCTCTGCCGCCGACCGGGCGTGCGTCAACGCACTCATTACTCTTCGCAACTGGAAACTCAATCATGACTACTCCTAACATTGTCGCAATGGTGCCCCGCACTGTCGCCTATGAGGTCCCGAATCAGGCGGATCTTCTCACGGAAGGTGAGGCCGCTGTGAACTCTGCGAATTTCATGGGCGTCGCAATCGCTACCGAAGCGGACTGCGCCGCCGCCACCGCCGAAATGAACGCGTGCGCCAAGCGGCTCAAAGAACTCGACGCTCTGCGCAAGTCCATCACTAAGCCCATGGATGAAGCGAAGAAAGCCGTCATGGCCCTTTTCAATCCCGTGACTGAAAAGTACACGCAAGCCGTCGCCATTTATAAGGCGGGCATTGCGGACTACCAGCGCAGGATCGAAGCGGAGGCCATGGCCGCCCGTCTTGCCGCAGAGGCCGCCGCCGCCCAGCAACGTCAGGCGTTGGAGATTGCCGCCCAGCAGTCTACGGACGCTTGCGAACGTGAAGCTCTGCAGGAAGCCGCCGCGTCCATCGTCGCCACGCCCGTCGTTGCCGCCCCGAAGAAGATCGAGGGCGCAACGGTCCGCAAAAAGCTCAAGGCCGAGGTGACGGATCTTGCCGCCTACCTGCACTACGTCGCAGATCATCCTGAGCTTCACGCCACGATTTCCGTCAAGGCCGCCGCGCTTGACCGCTTCATTTCCGCTACGGGCGGCGCGGTTCGCGTGCCCGGTGTGGCGGTCCACGAGGAAACGTCCATCGCCTGCAGGGGATAACGCATGACACAGCAGGTAATTCTCATCGACATCGACGGCACGCTTGCCGATACGACTCACCGACATAAGTACATTCAGTCGGAGCCGAAAGACTGGGCGTCGTTTTACGGCGCGTGCCTCGATGACGCTCCGATAGCCCCGACGATTCGACTTGTGAAAGCTCTCTTTGAGTCTCGCCTTTTCGTGTGAGCTTACGTGACGGGACGACCTGAATCAACGCGCAGAGACACTGAAGAATGGCTCAAACGGCAGGGGCTTCCGACGGGACCTATCGCTATGCGCGTCGACGGCGATCATCGCCCGGACTACTCAGTGAAGCGGGAGGCGATCGAACGTCTGCGCGCGAACGGCTGGGATCCCGTGCTGGCGATCGAGGACCGCCGCCAAGTCGTGGATATGTACCGCGCCGAAGGGTTGATTTGCCTGCAGTGCGCGGAAGGAAATTTCTAACTCTCTCAGGTGAGACGGGTGCAAATCCGCCTCTTTTTTTTGTTTTTCATGAGTAACCGATACCCCGAGTGGCGGCTTGGTCCTGAAGTGGTTCACCTGCTCAGGGATCACGGCCCAATGACGCCCGCGCGCGTTCGATGGATGCTCTCGCTCGACGATGAGGATAAGGAGCGTTTTTCGGCCGCCGTCGATGCATTGGTTTTGGCCAACGTTCTGATGCGTTTCGAGGACAAGCTAGCCGCTCCGTCATGGGATGTTGCTAGCGAGTACCTCGAAAAGCACCGAGTACATCCAAGCCACCTAGCAGGAAACATCCGAAGGGGCGAACGGGCGTATCGCGAACGGCTGGACCGCCTCGCAGAAGCTGCGCCGCCTGATCCAATTCTATCTCTGGCACACACATTAGCCGCAAATTTGTCATGAAATACCTAAGCCTTTTTTCTGGCGTCGAAGCTGCGACGTTGGCATGGGCACCCCTTGGCTGGGAGCCTGTCGCCTTCGCCGAATTCGACGCCTTCCCGTCCGCCGTTTTAGCGCATCGTTACCCCAATGTCCCTAACTTAGGTGACGTAACTCAAATTGATGGAACTCAATTCCGTGGAACAGTTGACCTTATTGTTGGAGGAAGCCCCTGTCAGGGCTTCTCCGTCGCGGGCAAGCAAAAAGGACTTGAAGATCCCCGAAGCAAACTCGCGCTCGCCTATGTACGCCTTCTTGATGAAGTGCATCCAAAGTGGTTCGTTTGGGAAAACGTCCCCGGCGTCTTGTCGACTAGGGGGGGGGGGCAGACTTTAGAGAGTTCATGTCTGCGCTTACTCGGCTCGGGTATAAGTGCGCCTGGAGAATTCTGGACGCTCAATACGTCCGAATCGACGGTTACCCCAACGCGATTCCGCAACGCCGCAGGCGCATATTTGTTGTCGGACATCTTGATGGATGGCGTTATCCCGCAGAAGTACTTTTTGAGCGCGAGGGCGTGCGAGGGGATTCTGCGACGCGCGGAAGCGAGGGGAAAGACACTACCGCCTCTCTTGGAAGCCGCCTTGATCGCGCAACGAAAAGCATTTTCCGAGATGGCGGATTCGGCAAGTTCACTCCCGAAAACCAAGCCTTCGGAACAGTAAAGACAACCAACGAATTCAATGGGGGCTGCGGCGACGTTTGCGTCGAACACTTCCCGCGAATGCTCAACGATGTTGCTCCGACGCTCACAGCTGAGTCTCTGATTCGCCACTGTCAGGGTGCACAGGAGGCAATGGGCGGGAAGCACTTTGTCTACGACATGACACACGCGAATGAGGTTGTTCGCCCAGTTACGGACGGCCTCTCACCGACTCTGCAGGCGCGAATGGGAACTGGCGGCAATCAAGTGCCGATCATCCTGCCGAAGGCGATAGCCTTTTCTGAAAGCAGTTTTGCTCAATTCACGCAAACGCAAACTGCGGGACCTGTGCGAAGCGCGGGCGGCACGGTTGGCTCTGGAGGCGAAACGCTTGTTTCCAACATGGGTGGACAACTTTACGGCACGTCATTGTCCTACGGCATTGTCCGACCGGAAAACATTTGCCCAACATTGACGGCGCAAATGGATAACCAGACAGACTTGCCGCTCGTCGCCAACCATGATCGAATGCGCGTGCGTCGACTCACTCCGACCGAATGCGAACGCCTGATGGGCTTCCCTGACGGACACACCAAAGTGCCTTATCGCGGCAAACCCGCTGAGGCTTGTCCCGACGCGCCGCGTTACAAGGCGTGCGGGAATTCCATGTGCGTCAACGTGATGCGCTGGATTGGCTGGCGCATCCAACAGGTAGAGCAAAACGGATTGACTGAGCCATGAATGATGAGCAGAACATCTTGAGCCTTAGCGGCGGGAAAGATTCGACCGCTATGCTCCTACTCGCAATCGAACGCGGGACGGCTAACCTCCGTCCCGTTTTTTGTGACACGGGCAATGAACACGGCATTACCTATGAGTACGTCCATTACCTCGAAAAGGCAACGGGCGTCCCGATCGAGTGGGTTAAGGCGGACTTCTCCGCCGACATTGCGCGGAAACGTCAGGTAGTCGAAACAAAATGGCGTGCCGACGGGATCCCTGAAGAAACCGTGCAGGCTGCGCTTTCCGTGCTGCATCCCACCGGGAACCCGTTTCTTGACCTGTGCCTTTATCACGGGAGATTCCCGTCGACAAAGGTGCGCTTTTGCACGTTTGAGCTAAAGGCGGATGTTCTAAAGAATCATGTTCATGCCCCCCACCTTCAAAAGGGTATCGACGTTGTTTCTTGGCAAGGGGTCCGCAGGGACGAAAGCCCCGCGCGAGCCTGTGCAGTTGAGCGTGACCTGGCTATGACCGACGCAAAGACGGGCGCGGAGCTATGGAACTACCGCCCGATTCTTGATTGGTCCGCGCAAGACTGTTTCGACATGATGCGCAGGCACGGGATCAAGCCTAACCCTCTCTACCTTCAGGGTATGGGACGCGTTGGCTGTATGCCGTGCATCAACGTCCGAAAGGACGAACTGCGAGAAATCGCTAACCGCTTCCCTGAGGAAATCGAACGGATTGCCCAGTGGGAAGCAATCGTAAGAAAGGCAGGCCGAACGGGAAAGTCGTCATTCTTCGCCCACGCGGATGGCCACGGCGACGGCATTCATGCAGTCGTAGAGTGGAGCCGCACCGCGCGCGGCGGCCGACAAATGGACATTTTCGGCACAGGCGAACATGAGCCTACCCAGTGTTCTAGCAAATACGGCCTGTGCGAGTAACCCAAAGGAGAAACCACCCTATGAAAAAGCCAACCCTTGCCACGGTGCTTTTCAGGCACCTGTGGCGAAAAATGCAGACGGGCGCACGTGAATTCAAGATCGAAAACACGGACCTTCAATTTGGCGTCACGGCGTACTCGCTCTCGAAGGCAGTACGCCGTTTCAACGAGACGGGGCATGAATTGCGCTTCCCCGGTTGGAGGTTTCACGCAAAGATCATTGACGCGTACAGCCTCGAAATCAAGGCGGAGCAGGTGCTGGACCGTGCGCCCGGTGCGATTCTCTAAGGAGGTGACGATGGCCATCAGATTTAAGCCGAAGGATCGCGAAGATTTCATGCGGGCCGCAGAACTGACCGAAGAACAAATGACCGCAATCGAACAGGAGTCAATGTACCGACTTGCGTTAGCGTTCAACGGGTCTGGCGTGGCAAGCGGGTACTACATCTTTCGCATCCCCGACAAGGGAGATTACGCCGTCCCTTTGGATTGCATCGAAAGAGTCGACGATGACACGCCCGCCGAGTAACGCAACAACTAAGTAGCCCTTAGCTGTTGACATATGAACAACTCAGGCACTAACTAGGAGAAAAAATGACCAAAGAAGAACTCGTCGCGTCCATCGACCGCGACACCACGCGCTACATGGAATTGGCGGCCTCTGTCTTCGAGAACGGCTTTCCGATGACCGATCTCAAAAAGGCCAGAAAGCACATCGAACAGGGCGAATACGAAAAAGCCATGTCCTGCATCAGCGACGTCATCGAAACATCTAACGCACTCGAATGCGGCCTGTCCGTCCTCTACGGAATTCTCAAAATCCGCGCAAGGGCGGACGAGGAGGCGTAATGAAAGTACGCATCAAGAAGCTCAACCCCGCCGCCCGCATTCCCACGCGCGGCACAGCTGGCGCGGGCGGCTATGACCTGTACTCCACTAAGTCCATGATCCTCTATCAGGACCAACCCGCCAAAATCCCGACGGGGATTGCCGCAGAAATTCCCGAAGGGTACGCGGGTTTCATCATCACGCGTTCCAGCGTCGCACTGAGAGGCGTTCACGTTAGCATGACATTGATAGATAACGATTATCGTGGCGAGATCTTTGTGACGGCGACTAAGTACGCGGGCGGCTCGGATCACGCGAACATTTTTGCAGGTGACCGCGTAGCGCAACTCTATGTCATTCCCCTGCCCTCGCTTGAATTTGAGTGGGCGGATGAGCTTTCCGAGACTGCGCGCGGCGCGGGCGGCTACGGCTCCACTGGACGGTAAACCATGACGTATGAATTCAGAGCGCAGTGGTCGCGCTTTCCCGACCACAAGCCGCCCCGCAAGGGGTTCTACCTAATCACCAGGCGAGGGTTTGAGATCAAAGTTGACGATCAAATTTTCGCCCATCAAACAATGGGCTGGGCTTTCTACAGCAAAAGGTCCGACAAGTGGCTGGACGCGCAATCCGCCCGAAAGTATGACGACGTAGTCGCATGGATGCCCATGCCGAAGCCGTGCGAAGAAGGAGACTGACATGAACTACAGACTAAAAGACCGCGAGCTTCAGAAAAAGCTCGACGAGATCAGCAAAGGCGACTTGTCGGATGCTCTCGAAGTTTGCTCAGCCGCGGTTGCGTCCGCCCTCAAAAGAGGAAAGCCAACAACTATATGGTTCGGTGTTCAACCCCAGCTCTCGCTAGAGATAACGTCCGACATGCTCGAAGAAGTGCGCGAGTACGACCCGCACGGATGGAACGCTTTCCCAGAAGTTGAACCGCCGGAGGGAGTCTTGATGCGGGTTGAATGCAACCAAATGAAAACATGTCTTGTTTTTGAAAACGGAAAATGGCGATACCCAAGTGGAGAGTCGTTTGAAAACTATGAGTTTGCGTTTCCTGTAAAACGCTTCCGCCCGTGGGATGAGGATGACGAAGCATGACGCAATG